TTGTCTGGTAATTATATTTTTGTAATTCAGACCAATACTTTCGATTATTGTTTCGAACTTTTCGTCAATTGTTTTTTCAATCATTGTGTCCCAATCAATTTCAAACCCATGTGGCAACTCATAGACATCATGATTTATACAAATTGCCCTATAAGGTCTCTTCAAATAAATTAGCAAAGGTTTTTCACAGCTCAAATCAAATTCAATACCAAGATGTTTTTTTGCCACCTTCACACCTTCCGTCCATACATTTCGATAACTGTCCGATAGAATTGCACGTGGTATCCCAATTTTTGGCAATGGTTGTTTCTTTATATTTTCTCTCACATCTCTTATAAATGTTGGCAAGGAATTGATTGACCCAGTAAGTATTTCAACAAACAATTTTTGCAACATCTCTCTTGTGTATTCAGAGGCATCACTCCTCTTTGCCTCAAAACCCTTAACATATATTGAACCATCTTCCAATATCCCAGCATATCTCTTTTTGGCTGGTGTTCCATCCTTTTTCCTCTTAAATAATATTGAAATAAACATTTTTTCAAATTTCACTTGTGGTGCAAAACCAAGTTTTTCTTTCAATTTTTTATTAATCAATCGTTCCAATTTACGACATTCATCATAATTTTTCACACCTTTGACAAAAATACTATCTGTATTATGAACCAATATTCCGTTTGCGAAAAATCTGTGTGTTTCATCAACCTCAATATCATATACATAGTCGTTATATTCAATTTCCTCTATTTTCGTTGGTCTTATAATTATGTAGTCGTAGTCATAGAAATTACTTATTCTTTTACCTTTAAGATGTCCAATCAATTTTTCATTTTGTCTCTTTTGAATGAACCCAATATTTTTCGCAAATTTCATTGTTTCCCTTACGGTGAGTTGATATGAGTATGTTCCAGAGAATTTGCCATTAAACGAATTTTCAGTTGTTTCTTTCCAATAATTTGATGAAATACCAACAAAAGAGAGTAATTTGTGTGTTTTAATTATGATGTCCTCATTTATGGATGTCAAACGTATCATCGGTCTATTTTTGTTTATGAGAACCGTTCCATCAGCACTAAACAAACCACGTAAGAATGATTTAATGTTTTCTTCCGTTTCATATAACATGAAATCTGGGAATTTCTTTTTGAAATTTTCCATTACATCTTCTAACAAAATATCAACTAATTTACCACCCCAAATCCTTATATCGCCATTTCTTGACTTCGATATATAATAACCAGTTATCCAATTACCACTTTTCAATTTTTCCAATAATTTGATGATTTCATCAACATCTTTCCCAGCACTTATATTGTAATGATATGGTCTCCCTCTCTGTCTTCTTTTTTCAGACCATGAATAAGAGCCATCACCAATAAATAGTCCCAAAAACTCATAAACTTCCTTTGGATAATTTCTGCTGATAATTTTGTCTCTTGGTATTTTCTTCATATAAATCAAACTCTTTATTTTCTTTCCCAATTCAGTTGGTTTCACCTCAACCAATCTTTCATTATCTTTTAAATTTGGTGCAACACTCTTATTCAAATAACCAATTAAACTGTGGTCTTCCGTAATGTCAATATGCCTAACATTGCTTATATGAACCCTATACATCTTTTTACCCTTTGGCTTATGTCTCATTATATATTTGATTTCTTTAAATGTTGAATTTCCATTTTTGTCAATCGTCAAAACATCCAACCCACTAATTCTACAATACTGTTTTTCATCAATCGCATAATCAACTTTCTTAAACAAATCTTCAATATTCATTTCATAAATTTCCTTTGTCTTTCTATTTTTCACAATTATTTTAGTTCCCTTTGCGACACTATCACCATAAACAACTTTGTAATTGGGATTTTCTTCTTCGACTATTTCTTTCATTGTGTTGATAATCGACCTACCATATTCTGTTATTTTGGATGCAATGTCTTTTTTATACAATTTGAATTTTCTTGAACCAACGACACCATAAAACGAATTTGTCAAATATTTTATGACATTTCGTTTTAATTCATCTGTTTGTTTTGCTCTTTCATTTATCAATTTCTTTATTTCACGGAGAAAGACGCCCTCACGGTCAAGAGAGATGTTGTAGCCAACGATTATTGATGGATACATTGACTTTGCGTCGAATACTGCGACATTGTTGTGGATGCCAATTTCTGGCTCAAAGACAAATGCACCACGATACCCCTTATCACTCACATGCTCGGCTTTGACCCGTCTTGGCATTGGTTTAATTCCACCGTATCTCAAAATATTTTCGACTACAACCGAAAAATAAACCACTTCCGTAATCTTTACACCACTTTTCAATCTCAAATACTCAAAGAAGTCAAACAAATCAAATTTTTCATCAATTAATTTCAGAGCTATTACATCATTCTTACAATATTCAAAAAGTGTTTTGTAATTTTTTTGTTCCACCAATTCACCTATGAAAGCACCATAATCTTCATATTCAAAACCGACTACCGACTTTGCAACATATTTTAATGAATAACTTGACAATTCGCCTCTACTCTCATACAATTTTCTGAACAATTCCATCATATCTGGTTTTTCGACACCATCAAGGAACTCATTACTTCCTCTAAATCTCGAAATTGTATTTTGGATTTGTTTGTAAATGCCAAGTTTTTTGGAACGATTTTCAAGATATGGAATATCGAACTTATTTGAATTCCAACCCGTAATGTAATCAAAAGTATTTGATACATATTTGCAAAAACTCAAAATCATTTCCTCTTCTGTTCTGAAACTCTTTATTTTCACTTTTTCGTCTTCCAATTCGTCAAATTTGCCATGCAATGTCGTGAATATGATTATATTGTTGGTATAGTTATCGAGGATTTGTATTGTTATTATTGGGTTATTTGGGCGAGTAGCCGTTGGCAAACCCTCTGACAAAATTTCAATGTCGAAATATCCTATTCTTGGTTTATATGTTTCATCATATTCGTTAATTGGTTTTAAATCGCCATCATCTTTATTATATTCAAACCAATACTTTATCTTCTTATCATATAGAAATCGTCTATCAAATGGTATATCACTATCAAATGTCATTTTGTATTTTTCTCTTTGTTCGGAAACTTCACCAGTTGTCTCAACAACAACCTTTGATATTTTATCGCCAAAACAACTCAAATATTCGCCATTCTCCTCATCTAAATAATAAAAATAGGGCTTGAAGCCCTTAATTATAAATATTTTTCCTTCATTTGTCTCGTGATTTCTTGCAAATATTTCAATTTTGTTTCCATCCAAACTCCTTGTGTCAATAACACAGTATAAATTATTCAGATTGACTGTCATCCTTGTCATCACCGCCAACATCAATCAGTTCCTTTATCTTACAATAGCCAACACATTCACCATCATATTCCTGGAAAATCACCCTGAACCCATCGCCCAAAATGACTTCATCCTCTCTGACAATTTCGTTTCCATCGCCACAACGAACTACTGCCCTATCATCGTATATGTAAATCCTCGAATTATTCACCCTGCCAAATTGCTCACTCATCTCCTTTGCAACTTCGACAAATTCACTCTTATTCGTTATCTTTGCCTTCTTTCTCCTTCCCATAATTATTTCACCTCCTTTGTATTTATTGTGTATCACCAATTAATTTAATATGTTTCATCATTTCCAAACAAATTCGTAAAACATCATCATTTCTTGGATAATACCTCGTATTTGATATATGTCTCTTTATATTATTTAAATAACCTATACTTTCTTCATCATATAAAATAAATTTATTAATAATATTCATTATTCTATATAAGTTGATGAAAAATTCTTCGATTATGTCGAAAAATATATTGACAATTTTTTGATGAAATTCGTCTTGTGTCTTCACGTCATTACAATAGTCTTCCCAATAAAAATCTTTTGTGATTATAATTTTACTATCATCACCTAACAAATTATATCTTTTAATTTCAAATGACAAATATACGCTGTGTCCATATTCAAAATCTTTGGAAGAGAGTGGTGGTTGATTGTATGATATGCCCAATAGAAATGGAACGGGGTTGTCCAACCACACATCATCCGTTATTTTGCCCACCAATTCACCATGAATGTCTGTTCTTATGTCGTTATTTATGTAGTCAAATGAAGAATAATTTTTAATAATTCCATAGACCATGTGTTTCAGATTGTCCAAAGTCATTTTCTCATACAACTTTACCACCTCTCTGTATAAACTCTTTTTATTATTGGAACAAAATTCTTTTCATTCATGTAATCTAAAATTTTACAATATTTTGGGCAATCGACATCGACATCATGGAAAGCAGTCATACTAATCTTCCAACCATCTACCGCCCAAACGTAATCCCAAACTTCAATAAATCCTCTTGTAAATTTATTTGTTGTTCTACACCATACACAAATTCTTTTTTCATCATCATGAACTTTAAACCCACTTTGTTTGTAATTTTTGTAAAAAATACTATTTTTATTCATTTCTTTCACTTTCTTATAATTTTTAATTTTAAGTCTGTATAAAAACAATATGATATCTTCAATTACATCGCTCTTATTCACGCTCATTGCACCTCTCACAAATTTCGATATTTTTCAACTCCCTCGCAAAATGATAGAAAACCAATAGACAACCACATTTCATCTTTATTATTGTTTTTGTCATCCCAACATTTTTACTTTCAATTTTGTCATCTGGTATATAAATACAAAATTCAACATCTGCTTTATCTGAAAATGGAACGACAATTGTCCCTTCATTTGCCCTAATTGTTTTTGCCAACCTATCATTATAACCCAAGACCGTATATTCAACCATTCACCTGACACCTCCATCATATTCCTTTGCATCATCATCTATTGTTTTAATTTCAATATTTTCGATGTTATATTTTTCTGTTAATTTCTTCAAAAACATAATTATTTCATTACCCCTCAATGTAGTTGTTTCATAAATTACATCTTGCGTAATATTGTCTGTGAAAATACATCTTTTCTTGACATTATCAAATAACACATTTATAATATTAGAATTTTCACCACCCTTCACGTTAATTACACACCACATAATTACCCCTCCAATTCATCAATTTCAAATTCCAAATCACCAATTTTTTCTTTTAAGTCATCAATATCGCTTTCCAACAACTCGATTTCTTCCTTAATTTCAATAATACTCTTACTCATACCCTCAATTTCACGATAAAGCATTATAATCAAATCACCAATCAAATTAAATAAATTTTTCAATAACGCCCTGTCGTAATCTGACCACTCAAAATTACCTCTCCATCTCCTTTCGAAACTTTCCCTGTATTCGTCGAATTTTCTCATCAATTCGTGTATTGGAGGTTCATTCATTATTTATCACCTCACTTCAAAATACAATAAGTTTGTTCCACATATTCTTGAATTTTCATCTTTAAATCCATAATATCTTTTTCCCAATCTTCGGGCATTGGTAATTGCAAATTGTATTTTACACCAACACCCCCAAATACCAATGAAAAATCAACCCTTATATACTCACTAAATCGACCATCCATAAATTTCTTCGTTATCTTCAATTCATACTGATATATTGGTTCTGTTAATACCACATCACTTATTGGTGATGCTCTACCAACCAATACTCCATACATTTTAATTTCATAATTCGACCTAAATGTTTTGTGTTCTTCATAATAATCAGAAAACTATTTCCACCAAAGGACAATTTCATCCATTAATTCACCAATTGTCTTATTTGTCCTTGCAAAATACAACATTTTTTCGTCATCTTTCAACCTACTGATAACTTCTTCGCTCATCACACAACACCTCCTTAAACTCTTTCTATTGGCATAATTGGTAGTAATTCATCAAGTCTCTATTTCGTCCCCTCCAATAATCTTATAACACCATCATGTATTAGCAAATCATTTGTGTTTGAATAATAATACATCATAAATATTATTCTGTCCAAAATTAACCCAATCAAACTCAAAACATATAAGTCATCATCTGACATTTTTTCAGACCAATATTTGCTCATCTACTTATTTCTAAATGTATATGAAATACGTTTCAATCTGACCACATCATTCATAATATCTTCTTCATCAAGAAGTTTTGACAATTTACCCTCATTAACGTCTTTTTTAGACAAAATTTTTTCGAGTTTGTTAAGTAAATCTCTTATATTATTACTCACCCACGACACCTCCTTTCATTTTCTCTTCCATTATCGATTACCTCCTCAACAAACTTACAAAATTCGAAACACTCTCCATCATATTTGTGAATTTCAAAATCAATTTTAACTTCATCATCTTCATCGTAATTAACATCGTCAATTATTACTTTTTCGAATTTCTTTTCCCACAACAATTTGTTTCCTTCACCACATCTAATGACAAGTCTATCTGGGTAAAAACGAACATAAGAATGAATTGGAAATTTATCTGTTTTAATCTTTGGGTAAATTTTTGAAATTAACATGTCCATTGCCTTAATTAACAACTCCGATAATTTTTTACTCATCTTTATCACCAGAAGATTTCTCATAAAATTCTGAAATGACATTTTCTGTCATAGCAATTAATTTTTCAATCTTGTTCTTTTCATTGAAATCCAACGAATTATCCTTAATCAAATGTTTGTATTTTATGTAATCTTTCAAAATCTCAATTCTTTCTTCCAATCGTTCAATTAATTTCATATCAATTGCCATTTCAAACGACATACCAATACTACTCATTTCTTCTTTGCACCACCTTCAAATTTTTCTTTCAATTTCTTAAATACATCGTTGAATGACCCATTGACAATTTCAAATTGCAAATCACCTATATAACGACATTTTTCAAGTCTTACCAATCTCTTTGTTCTATCGACCTTTTCAGCCCTCAATACGACATCCACCCAATGCTCTGTGTCCTTTTGCCATCTACCAGTATAAATTCCGAGAGGCTCACCACTTGGACTGTATTTCTCTTGAACTCTTGCCGTCAAAACCAAATTCCAATCTGTTGATAATATTCTGTATAAATCTTTGAAATATCGACGATTTGCCTTGCCCCATTCTGTTCTCATTATTTGCCCAGACTTCGTAAATCTTTCAGCACCAATTTCTTCCAACCAAATACCAAGCCATGACCAAACATCCGTAATACTGTCAATCACAATTGTCCCTTTCTTTCCAGTCTCATTTGTATATTCAATTGCTCTACCAACTATTTCTCTCGTTGCTTCTTCAATTAATTCAACTGACTTAATAAAATCAATTTCATTTTCATGTAAAACTCTGACATCACAAATGTAAATTTCTTTATCTTTGAATTTATATGCAACCTTATTTGCATTTCCTTCGGTATCAATCAAATAAATTGGTTCTGGGGCTGTCAAGGAGAAATGTGTTTTCCCCGTGTCTGACAGCCCAAAAATACCAACTGACAATGTCTCAAATTTAAATTCTTTTGGTGATTTAAATTCAACTTTAATATTTGATGAATTTTCTTTGTCAATTTTTTCACCCTTAAATTTTTTCCAAGTCATTCAATATTCACCTCAATAACATCTTTATCGTTGTAAATTTCACTATACATATCACCAATTTCTTCAACAATTATGTTCCAAGCCGTTATCGAATATGCAATGTTGCCCTCTTCATCTTCTCTCTTATTAATACGACCAATTACCCAAACCTTATCACCACCAGCCAAATCCTCTGGTTCATTGCTAAATACATCTATGTAATTCATTCCACTATCATCTTCATCTTCATCAACATCAAAATCAAACAATCTCAAATACGTTCCACCATATTGGGTGTCTCTCACCATTCCAACATAACCTCTCGTAATTATCCAACTACCAAATTTGCTACCTTCACCCTCGAAATATTTGTCCATAAATTCTTTGTCATTCAACTCCTTAATTGTCAAAAATCTATCTCCAACCCATGTATAATGTTCATTCTCACCATATTTGTCCATTATATAATTCAACAGTTGATTAATACGTCTTGCAATCTCTACATCTTCAAGCAACTCAATTGGTTCAATCTGACTTACATAATACACATTATCTCCATAACGCCTTCCTCTTATTTCACAGTAATAATTTGGCAAAACGTCAAACTTACCTCTTATTTCATATAAATCAACAACCCCACCTTCCATTTCCACCAAATACACACCAATTCTCTGTATTCTTGGTAAAATTGGTTTCAAATAAAATGGGTTCTTTCGTCCATTCGCAAATTCTTCTCTGTTGTTAATTGGCAAAATATATGAAATTAGATTGCCGTTGTCATCATATTTCTTATCAAGAATGTAATGTTCTGGGACATTGTTGTCAATTACAAATTGTTCATCAAATTCACCAACATAATCTTCCGCAATAGCCCTCTCTTTGTCTTCATTGTAAATTGTCTTAATGTATGTGAGAATACCCATGTTCAAATCGTATTCTCTTGATGTCGCCAAAAGGACACCACTAATGTTAGAAGAACCCCTCACCTGTCTTCCAACCGTTCTCCTTTTCAGCAATATCATGTTTATTATACTCATAAACCTCTTGTAAATTTCGTCATAATACTGTTCAATTAACTTATTATAATCATCTTCACTTTCAGCCAACGTATTTATTCCAATTGTCTCTTCTATCTTGTCCAATGTCTCAATTGTAAATTTGTTTGCTTTTTCATCGTCAAATCCAAGAAGCTCCTTTGTCTTCTTTTCCAATACCTTCATCAAATTCTTTTTTGTCTTCTTACTCTTACTCTTCACCAAACTCAACACCTCCCAGATAATTTCCATACTTCTTATTCAAAATTGACAACACAGCATTTTTATCATAATTCAATTTGATGTCATCACGAGCAAATTCACTCATACCATATTTCACCAAATACACACATTTGTTTTTCATGAAAATTTCTATGTATGATGCTATTGAATTGTAAAACATCCAATTTCTAAATGCAACATAAAATTTCTTCATTGTCTCAAATCTGTCGCCAAATATCACTCTCATTTTGTCCTCTGGTATTTTTAAAATCGAAATATCATCATTTTTTGCAAAATCATAGATAATTTGTGCAAATTTATAACATGCCTTTTCTTTAAATATATCCCTTACGTCGAGTGTTTTCAACTTTGACACCTCCATATAACCATTCGTTCTAACAGTATATATACTTTTTGAAAATCAATATGCGTCAATATATAAAAATAATAAAATAAATTAAAATAAATCAACACTTTGAGAAACCACATGTGCAGGTGAGACAGCCCTCTGAATGGGTCAATGGTTTGTGGCAATGGGGACATAGTTCGCCGTTGTCGATTGTGCCATCCTCGTTGTTGTGGTTGTTTATCTCGTTGATGTATGTTAGGGCTTTTGCGATGCCATCTGGTATCGAATGGACATATTTGAATGTTGGGTCAAATTGTGTCTCTGCCTTGATGCCTTCGAGTTGCTCACAAACCTCTTCTATTGGTATCCCCTTCCTCAATGCAAGTGAAATTAATCGCCCAACCGCCTCTGTGAATGCACTAATGACCGTCCCACTCTTGCTAATCTCAATAAACACTTCAAATGGGTTCTTCATTGTCTTATCTGAATAATTACAAATCACATACATATTTCCATAATAAGTTCTGACTTTCGCTGTCTTTCCATATCTCAAAACATTATCTTTATTATTAATATTATTAACAACAATTGCTTCTTCTTTACGACTGCCTTGTCTATAAATAGTCAAACCTTTACATTTCAACGAATAAGCCATTTCATACGCCGAAATGACGTCATCAACAGTTGCTTCATTTGTCATATTAATTGTTTTTGAAACACCAGCATCCACATATTTTTGCCAATGTGCTTGATGTAAAATGTGCCATTCCCATGAAATTTCAGTTGCTAATTTATCGCCTTCAATTACTTTATATTTAATGTCGCCTCTTGGACTTTTAATTATATATTCGTTGGCAAATTTTGGTTCAATTGATGGTGTTGTCCCACACAAAACACTAATTGTTCCTGTCGGTGCAATACTCATCAAACATACATTTTTACGACCAAGCCACTCTCTAATTTGTTCATTACCACCTTCTAATTCTTCACTCATTTTAGTCAAAGTATAATACATTTCAAATCCAATTTCGTCAATTAATTTCAATGCATCTTCACTTTCATAAGGAATTCCGAGCCTAATTAAAAGCTCATGCCATCCCATCACTCCAACCCCAATCTTTCTATTTCTCATTACTTTTTTACGAATTTCATCAAGTGGATAACTACATAAGTCAATTGCTCTATCTAACATAACACCACATAATTGTGTGTAATAACGAAGTTTATCAAAATCAACATCATTTTTACTTTCATCATATAATTTAGCAAGATTTACGGATGCTAATGCACAACATTCGTATCCTTCAAGTGGTTGTTCGCCACATGGATTTGTCGCTATTATTTCACTACCAAAGTCTTTTAATGGATTTCCATTTTGAATATGGTCTCCAAAAAGTAAAGATGGCTCACCATTTTTCCACGAATTCTGTGCAACTTTTTCAACAACATCTTTATTCCAACTTTTTAATCTAACCGACAAATTCATATTTTTGAGAACACCCTCTTCATTCTTCGCAGTAATAAATTCGTCTAAATCCGCATGGTCTTCGTCTAAAATTGACATGAAAGCTGAACGTCTTTGACCACCTTGAACAACTACATCGCCCATCGTATCAAACAACCTCATAAATGAAACTGAACCAGTCGAATATCCACCTTTTGAAATTGGAGAACCTCGTGGTCTTAATGGACTGAAATTAATTCCAACACCACCACTCAAACTAAATATTTTTGCACTCGAATATAATGTGTGGAAGATACTGTCAAGACTGTCTTCAATTGGCAATACATAACAAGCAAATAATTGTGGATGTTTTGTCCCTGAATTTCTCAACATTGGGTAATTTGGCATTATGTAATGTTCGCTCATTGCTCTGAATAATTGATTTTCCAAATTTTCGTCATTCTGTGCAATATATCTGGCAGTTCGCCTATACACATCAATTGGCTCTTTATCAAGCCCCTCAACCATCAACCTTGTTCTCAAAATATATTGCTCAACTTCATTCATTTTATTACAACCTCCAAAACACATGTTGTTATTAAAGATAATATGAATGTAAATGGTTTATATATTAATAATATAATTAAACATATTATAGTAGTTATTATTAGTAAATATTTAATAAATAATTTATTCAACTTTATATTCATTCCTCCTTGTTATTATTCAATCTCTTTTGCCATTTTCTTAATCTCTGTAATTTTTCTCTTAACACCTTATTCATTCCAACTTCCTCTTCCAAACTTATTCACCTCCTTAACCTTTTACTATATTTAGTTAATATAATTTCTTCCAATTCATCACAAGAATATCTTGGCGTAAATTTCCAATACTTGTAGTTATATTTATAATGTAAATCATGTTCAATTTGTTTAATTATTTTCCAAAATTTTGGTCTTTCTTCGATTATGAAACGATGACCATCCATTTTCTTCAATGGACAAATCCAACATGAAATTCTGTTTGTTTGCTCGTAAAGACCACCCCAATCAAAACCATATTTTTCCATACAATAATTCAGACAATCCTCTTCATTCATGTTATATTTTTCTATTAATGGTGCTCTATATATAATTTCATTTTCTTTGTTTTTTCGACAAAAGTATTTTGTTCTCTTAATTTCATCAAGACTATAACCAATATAAATAAAAAATTTTGAATAACCTTTTTCTTTTCGTAATTTGGAATAAAATTGTTCAAATGGTGTAATTTTCAAATAATTTGAACACCATCTGTATTTGTAAGTTGGAAAACCATGAGGGCATCCAGCATATTTACCACATTTGTGTTTGTATTCCGTCATATAGTATATGAAATCTCCGTTTTTGTCATATATTCGTATAATTTCCAAATCATATTTGTCAATTAATATGTCATCAACGTGTTTTATGTGTTGGTGCATTTCTGGGTATTCAACACCAGTATCAGCAAATACAATATATAAGTTGTTTTTGTTGATTTTATATTTGTCATCTTCTAACATTTTGAATAACATTGCTGTGCTATCTTTTCCACCACTAAACGAAATGACATGACAATTCTTACTCATAATTTATCCTCTCATTAACCTTAACTTATAAATCCTTTCAGCCAATACAACATCTTTTTGATAAATATGACAACATGTTGTAAAATCTATTATTTTTGAAATTTCGAATTCTGGAATTTTGTGTCTTACAAAATGATAAAGACCGATGATATTGGGTTGCCATGCATTCACCAAATCACGACTTCTCCAAACCAATGCCAAAGTATTTGAATTGGGTAAAATTTGAATGAATTGCAAACAAGGAATTCCACCATCACCATTTTCAATTGCATTGTCATCAACCAAATAATTCCATGTATTTAAAATCATTCGCCTTGAATACCCACCTTCTTTCAAATACAAATTCCTCACATTTTCAACATTTCTATTTAGTCTTTCACCATAAGTATAATCGAAACCATATTTATTTTCGCCCTTAATTATTTGTGTAATATAATCGTCAATTGACTTGAATTGTGTTAAATAATGTGTTTCTTTATTTTCAATTTGTTTAATCGCCTTTCCTTCCAATACGACATATAAAGTTGAATATTTATAGGAATTGTCATTGGCGAATTCACCAAATTTGTAAATATCGGCTATTGCCTTTTCATATGCTTCGTGAAAGTCATCTGACAGTATTGTCATCAACACCTTATCATCTCCTTTGAGTAAGTAATGGAGGGGGTGTGATGCCAAAAAATTGAGAGTTGTTAAAGCCTTCAACACCTGCACAAATTAAATCTAATATCGTCAAATAATATGTTAGCCGAGAGGGTTTGACACCACACCCAACAGTAATTAAGCCCCTTAATTATATAAGATTTTTGGTTGATAATTTTCGATATGCGTTGATGAAACATAGCAATTTTTTGAGCATAGAGCATAGGTTAAAATCTCACGAATATAAAACCATTCATCTCAATACAACCTACCCTTAAATCGCAAAAATCATGCATTTATGAGGAAATTTGTGAAAGGTTTGAACCCATTTTCTGCCCTAATTATACTGACCTTCCATCCCATCTCACTTCATTATATTTTTCTTCCCATTCTTTGTTATCATTATTTACGGCAATGCACCACAATAAAATTCCTCTTAAAATCCATAGCATCTTTTCACAATAATCTAAATATTCACCCAACCTTATTCGTATGTCCAAATAACTTTCAACATAACCCCACACTTCACTTATTTCACCCTTAAATTCATCATCATTTCTTATTTTGTCGTCAATATATTTGTATAGCTTTATGCATTGTTCAAAATTATTACGAAGACCCTCATAAATTTCAATGGTTTGATTAAACAATTCCGTTAAAACCTCTTCACCCGATGTCATATTCAAAAACACCTCCTTTGATTAGATTTTTGCCTAATTATATAATACTTTCCTTTCATATCTTGACGCCCTAATTATACTATCTTATTCTTATCTTATCTACCCCAAATTTCAACCATAAAATTGACTAAAAGTTTAGTTAAAGTTTAAGAAAAAGTTTAACAAAAGTCTATAAGTTTATTCAAAAAAGAAGAAGAAAAAGGTGAATTAAAATTTAACACCACAAATTTCTTCAAATCTCTTTGCAAATCTCTTTCTAAATTTTTCATATTTTGGTCGAATTCCATCATAAAAATTACCATCACCAATTTCACAAATAATATTGTGTATTTCGTCCAATAATTTGTAATTTCTTTTGTAAAAGTTTTTATGTTCTAAAAACATTGTCAAATCATAAGTTCCATCTGTGTTTTCATAAATCCTCTCTAAAATGCCATTTTTAAATCACTAATAAACATCCAAAATTGATAGTCAATTTCATTAACAGATTTTCGAATTTCTACTTCAATTTCATTATCATCATCATAATTTTTAGTATAAATGCAATCACCCGAAAGCAACTTTGTTATAATGTAATCATAATTGAAAAATATAAAGAGCCTCTTTGCATCAGTAAAACCATCATACAAATTTGCATATTTCAATATTTCATGTATGCCATTTATCAATTCATTTGAATTTTTATAAACTCTGTTTTTTCCAAGACAAACCATATTGAAAATTAATGGTCTCCCATGTGAAAGTATATGATAATCATATATTTTATATTTTGGATAATAATACATATTTGCCTCAATATTTGGATGAATTGAATATGAACAATATAATTCATCAAATTCATTTGGGATAAAAAACAAATCTCTGTAAAAACCGTATGTTTTATTTTTCTTCATTTCAATCATTAATTCTGGTGATAAAAGTGTGAATTCTGGTCTATAAACATTTACATCCAAAACAATTGGCAAATAAATGGTATTTTCACTTGTAATTCCACATCTACAAAAATAATTATATGGTCGGCTATTATTTATCATTACACCATCATATCTCAATAAATTCAAAGTGAAATTGTTGTTGCCAAGTGTGTTGAAAACATCAATTTCATTAGAAAAAAATAATGACGATGAATAATCAATATTGTTATTGTTGTTATTGTTATTGTCATCACCAGCGTCATATACTCTATATACATATTTATCTACCAATTCACGATAAATTCTTGTCATAATGTAGTTTTTATCTTGTGAATTTCTCATCAATTTACCATTCAAAATACCACCTCCCATCTTTCCCAAAATTCCTTAACATTTCCTTTCTTATTTTTGTCAAATTTACCCAAATATTGTCTGTAAGTCTCTTTCTCAATTTTTTCTTCAACGATTTTCTCATCAACCAAATTCAATTTCATTGGTATTACTTTTATTTTGGGCTCAATCAACATGTAATTGTCTGATAGATTGTTATTTACAATTCCTTCTTCATCAAGAATTTCATCCAAGAAATCATTTAAACATTCACCATTTTCTCTTTCAAAACCCAATTTCAATGGTATTAATAGTGTTGCCATAACAAATTTATTATCTGTGTATAAAATTGAACACATAAAGTTTTTATTAATGAATTCATAATCAGTTCTCGAAAATTCATTAAATCCATGTGGATGTTTATGAATAACGGTATTATAACCTTCTGTAATATATTCGGTCGTTTCGCTATTATCATATCGAATGGTTGATGAAGAAACTTTTTGTTTTGGAATTACATAATCATTGACATCTACAATGAAATTACCATCCTCATTGTATTTTCCTTTTAACAAAATTGAAAATTCAAAATCTTCACCGACAATCGATGAAATTTCCTCCATAACATATCTAATTTTTCCACCAATTACGACCGTTGGTTCTATTATATTGTAAATATTGTTAATTAAATCATGACCCTAAAATTTCAAACTATTGTTATTCTTATTTTTACTCTTCTTCTTCTTCGTCATTTTCTAAAACCTCCTTGTTTAGATTGTAAATCCAAGAACCACATATTTTCTCAAATATTGTTGAAATATTGAAATTCACAACAAATTTTGGTAGAATTTCATATACATAAGAAAATCTAATAGTATCATCGATTTTATCAGCCATTGTGTTATAAAACACATCATCAATAATTGTTCTTATGAATGTGTAATCTAAAATCACCAAATATGTTATTAAAAGAGCTGAAAACATTGCACCAAAAATCGATGAACCCTGTGTATAACCACGAATAACCCCATCATCAACCGTCATCATTGTATAATCTTCAAAACCTCTTTGAATTGTTATGTTATGCCCATCATATCTCACCCTATAATATACGACATTGTATTCCTTAAATTTCTCTTTAAAATACTTCATTTCTTCATTGTTATTAGTAATTTCGTTGCTATCTCTACAATCAATCATAATCAACGGAGAACCCTTTGATTTGTAAAATTTATCACAAAGTAAATTATGTGCCGTTTCTTCAAATGTTCTGAAATTAAAACTAACTGCCAATTTTTTCAAATTTATATCTGGTCTAATAAGTTCAATTTTTCTTGAAATTGCAACAACCTTACAATCATTTACATCATTCAAATCATAAATTGTTCTACCAACATTTGATATTTCAACATTATCACCATCAACCAAATACAAATTATTTGCACCAATTGATGCCAAAATGTATGAAACCCATGAACCAATCCCCCCACAACCAATAACCATAAAGCTCTCTGGAACTCTCATCTCAATTTCCTCATAATTTTCTTTTCTCAACATTTTTTCAACCACATCAATGAACTTATCATAGTCATAACCAGCCGATATTGAACGTGCAATGCCGTCCAAACCCAATTCTGAAATATCTACATATTCTTCATTTTCCTCATAATTTCTATTGTCTGGTGTAATTGTATTTAGAATTTCATCCAAATCGCTTTCATTATCATCATTTACATTTCTCTCATTTCTATTTTTAAATATACCATCCATCAAAAACCCAATATATTCAACCTTAATACCTTTCATTCTATTTTTGTAAATTTGTTTGTAAAAATCCATCAAATATTCAACACCAGCTTCATTATAACTGTTAATTTCAACTTCAAGAACATCATCCAACGAATATGGGTATTTATTAACCGTGAGATATTCAACCTCACCATTACTCTTAATAACCTTAACATAAGCATTATTCAATCCAATTCTTTTAGCAATTTTCTTCACATCTTCATGTTCAATTTTCTTCTTTTCTTCAAAATATCTTGCAATAAGTGAATAAGACTTTTTACCAACCTTTACTTCCAACCCCACTTTTAACCCTCCTTTTTTATTTATTCAAAAATAGACAATTTCAAATCAATGTATTTTGCAAAATCGAAATATAAATCTAAATCAAAATGCTCAACACCAACGTTATCATTGAACTTAAACAAATTTTCAACATTAAAATCTTTTTTCAATTTACTGTAAAATTCAAGATTTAATATTTCATTTGGGTCATTGTTATATGTCTTTAAAAATTTGTCAATTGCCTCACAATCATTTCTCACATCTTCATTCATATTTTCGCCACCAAACATAAAGTTATAATAGAAACCTTCATTTGACATTTCGTAATCAAAATAATTGAAATTCTTTACTATTCCCCATCCATCAATAATTTCGAGCCCATTCTCATAAATTTCAATAGAAACCCTCGCACCATTTGGAACACAATCTCTCTCACAATATCTTTTGATAAATTTGTTAATTTTCTTTGCCAAATTCTTATGTTTAAACAATTCATACAATCTCAATGTCGTGTATTGTGCCAAATAACCGTTGAATAAACCACGCTTCCCATCTATTATGTAATCCGTATAATTCATAATCTTTGGGCATAAAATATATTTGAAATATCCGTTTTCTTTATCTAATGTCGAAAAAACATCAAAAGAAAATATATTGTCAGATACCATTCTTTTTAAATGAGTTTCATTCAATTTGTAAGTTTCCCAAATACCAATCGGTGAAATACCAAAAACACCACCCGTAATTTTTCTCATTATTTCTTCTTTAAAGAAGAATTTATCAAATTCACCATTTTTAATTTTTCTTTTGACATCACTTGTAAATAAACTATCGATATATGAATTAATAACATTTTCACCGCTTTCAGTTTCATGTTGCATCAATGTTCTTGAATATTTAAACCCACCAATAGTCCCAACAAACATCCCAACAAATGCCCTATTATAATTGTTATCATCTCTAAAACCAATTATTGGGTTGAAAACCCTATACAATTTTTGAACCGAATAACCACCATCAATCTCATTTATCAATATATGTTGTTCCTCTATTTTATCTGGAATTGTAAATGTATCTTTATATTTCATTTCTTTGTTATAATCTGAAATTTTCTTCTCTAACAAATTAAACAATTTATAATATACATAATTGGTTGTAAAACCTCTATATTTTGAACATTCGACAAAATATGGTGCATATATCATTTTCAAATTCTTTTTAATTTCCTCCTCAATCAGATAATCAATTTTTTGTTCTATACTTTTAAATTTCATATTTATCACCACCCTTAATAATCACACAACCATTTTCTTTAATTTCCTTTCCAATTTCGTTATTGTGTTCTATTCTGTAAAATTCTGGTCTCTTTTTCTTCATAATTTCATTGACTTCATCTTCATTCATTTTTGTTTTGTTAATGAAAAGCTCAAACCCGACAACAGGGAACTTAATCATCCTATTCAATCTGAAATTTAATGCAAGACCAAATTTACAATCATAATCTTGTATTCTATAAATTATCGTTGCACCACATTCTGGACAAATACCAATTGAATTTCCAACATCAATACTTCTTTTCAAAATGTGCAATTTACTCAAAATAACTTTATTATCATAACAAAATGGACAAACTCCATATTTCATAGGTTCAACAAATATTTCATCTGGTTCATTTTCCCAAATAATAATTTGATTTTCTTCACTCAAAATATTGAAATGGTCAAGAACCTTATAAAATTCACTAAATTTCATACTAAAACCTCCTTATCATCATAAACCAAATTCACATAACCTTCATGAATAAAAACAGATATTTTAAGAGTTTTATTTCCAACCTCAATTTCCTTTGTGTTTCTCTTTCCACATGTTGTTATCAATCTCACACCCAATTTGTTTTTAATCACATAGAAAACAAGAGAGCCAATAATTCTTGGTTCTCCCATAATACAAATCACATCATTCTCATCAATTTTATATTTCTTGAAAATTCTATCCCAATATTCATACGGGCTAATTATATCATTTTCATATATCACACCCTTAACATTGAGAATTGGATGTCTAATTTTCACAATATCGTTAATCTTTCCTCTAATCTCTTCCAATTGTTCTTGATTAATTTCATGATTGCTAATCCAAAACAATCTATTAAATTTAGAATTTTCATCAAAAACTTTCCAAACTTCCTTTTTACTCACTTTCCCACCTCCTTTTTCCAAAGAAAAATCAAATTCAAATAAACATGTAATTGTCATCGTCAAATTTACTGTTGTTATTTGTTTTACCAATCCCATAAATATCATTCAAAGAAATTGCATTGTCCAACATATCATTCAAAATGAAATGAAGAAGACAAGTCATTGAATAAATTGCGACAATTCCATGTTTATATTCAGTCTCATCTTTTGTAATTCTCTTTAAAAACCTATGAATTTTGTCCCTTACAATCGTGAAACATTTCAAATTTTCTTTATATTCGCTATCGTTAATCGTTATAACCAAATTTGAAACAAATCCAACAACAGCCTCAAATATATCTTCATTTACCAATGTTTCTGATGAATAATTTGTGTAAAATAGTTTGCCATGCATCATGTCATTTTTACATTTATAAATGCCCAACATTGAAATATCGCCAACCACATTAAAAGCACTTGTAATTCTCTTTAATCCAGCTTGTAATATTATCATCGTTATTAGAAATCTAAATTTAAATTCGTTTTCATCCGTAATATTTTCGTCAAAAACATAAAGGGCAAAATCAGATGCAATTCCGTTATATGTTTTATATGAATTTCCAATTTTCATAACATCGTCCAAAACCCTTCTAATCGTTTCTTTATCAATTTCAACATATCGTTTTTTAATTGTTTCATAAATCAAATCAATTGTCTGTTCTCTTTCATTCGTATTCATTTACTCATCACCTCATTAACTTTTATGTTTAATTTGTATGAGTAATCCGTGATTTTTCCACCACTCAATTCCTTAATACAATTTCTCAATTCTTTCATTTCAATTTTATCAACCTCATCAATGTGTAGAAATCTCAAAACATCTTCTTTATTTCCAATTGTAGTTTTTACATAATGTGTTTCAATTATTTTATAGATGTAATATTTTTCACTCATAATTATCAAACCACCCTCTTTCTTCCAAAATCTCATATAATTTTTCACCATCGAATTCAAATTCTCTATCAACCCTCAATGCAATTCTCTTAATTTCATTTACCAACAGAGAATAATGGTTTAATATCAATTTGAATAATGGTTCTTCAACATATGAAAGTATTGCCTCAATTTTTTCATCATCGATATCATATTCATTTTGTAAAATTTTTCTTACGCTCTTAATAACATAATTTTTGAAATACAAAACGTTATCGATAAACTCCTTTTTTTCACTCATTTTCATTGCCCTCCTCATTTTCTTTTTTATACATATTAATTGTTGTTTTCTTAACCGCATTTTTCAGTAAATTGTAATAGTAAAACAATATAGAAAGGATTTCTTCATCAAGGGTTTCGATAATTACATCAACAAATTCTTCATCAATTTCCTCATTTTCTTTCATTAATTCATTTTTCGCTTCATCAAAGATATAATTTTTAATTGATAAAATATGATTAACTACCTCTTCCTTTATTTTTGTTTTCACCACAAAAACACCTCCTTTTTTATCTTTCATCCGTCCAATTTCCATAAAATTTACATTTATTGCTTTCCAATATCACTCGTAATGCACATTCGTTGTTTTCAAAATAATCGACACTCTTAATATTTCTGTAAAAATACCAATCAACCTCACCATACTCTTCAATTTCTTTTATTTCCTTTTCACTCAAATCATCATATTCACCATATTCATAAAAACTATACAAAGTATATAACCAACAATTTCCGTTTTTTGAAATATCAATTTGTCTTTTCAAATCAACACACATAAAACAGTCAAATTCCCAATCATAAAAAATATATTCAAAAACCTTTCTTTGTGGAATTTCTCTGACAAATAACGGCATATCACAAATATATAATTTGTCTTTATGTCTAAATTCTATGACATCATTCAGCCCATATCTATAATAATCAATAACTTCTAACTCTTTCAAAAACGACATTTTAAACCCCTCCTTTCTTTTTCTTTTTTTTCGATAAAATTCGCCCTAATTATAAATATATTCTATTCCACTTAATTAATTTGCCCTAATTATATAGAATTTAAATTTAATTATCTGAATTTCCATTCTCATCCACCTTATAAATTTTACTTTCAATTGTTATCCTATTAATCTTATATTTATTATACAAATAATATATTGTTTTACCAAGTTCCGTCATAATCTTTCTCAAATGTTCTTGTTCAACCTCAAAAATTTCATCATCATCATCGTCATCAGATAAAAATCCAATTGTAATATTTGGAAAGAATAAATCGAAATCTCTAATTCTTCCATTTTCATTTTCATAAATTGCATTACAATGAATTCTTATCTTCATATTTTAACCTCCTCTAATCTCTTTTTGTAATATTTAATATCATCCTTAATATGCTCATACAATTTCGCATTATCTCTTTTAACTTCATTTTCAAATTCAATAATTGCATTTAGAACTTTATCCTTAATTTCTGGATTATACATATCACAACCAATAAAACTTCCAATTCTAACACCATAAACCGTAAATTCCTTTCTTTTATAATCGTTAATAACTTTGAACAAAAGAACTTTTCTTGCATCTAATCCATCATTATATAGAGGTTCAATTTTAATTAAAAGTCTGTATCTATTTTCTATCATAAATTATCACCACCTTTTATTAGTTCCAACATTAATTTCAATATATCACAAATTTCACTCAAATACACATATAAATCTGTGCTATCAATTGGATAGAGATGTTCAGCACCATAAAACAATTCATCTTCTAAATTTTTTAAACTTCTTTCAATTTCAATTATTGTTGAGTGATTTTCTTTCACTTATAACCCCTCCCAAAAGAAATCCTTTTCCCAACCTTTTTCTTCATCATATACATTAATCAATCCAGCATGAATTCCTTTTGTGATTTCAACATTATTTACTGCAATTATTAATTCACATTCACCATATCCGTCCATTCCTATCTTAAAAATCCCTTCAATATACAAATTAATTAGAGAAGAAATTGAATATTTGCCCATAAAATAAGTTCTATATAAATAGAATTCATCTAAATAATCCTAACTAACATAATTTATCTTTTCTCCATCTTCATCCTCTTCATATTCAATCCACTCATATTCTTTTGACATATTGACATCATATATTAATTTAAATCTATCAATCATTTTATCCATCTTTTCTCTTAAAATATCACGAATATCATCAATATGGCAATATTTTACATTGCCTCCCATACAAATTCCTCCCAACCATTTACATTATCATACCAATTCATTAGACAATAATCTTCATTAATACTATCACCATCTATTGTAATAACCAACCAACAATCACCATTACCATTTAAACGAATTGAAAACCAACCACCAACCCCAATATTCAAAACATCTGATTTAATCAACCCATCAACCTCATATTCAACCTCATAATAACTTTCTGAAACATCACCATCATCATAGTAAAAATCTTCACATGTGGTTGTCCAACATTTCACATTAAATTTCTTTTCAAATTCTTTAATCATCTTTTCCATCATAATTTCCAATTTCTCATAAACTTCTTCTTTACTTAACTTATCAAACCTTTTAAACATTTATTTTACCTCCTTTTCTTTTTTTTTCAAAAAAATCACTTAATTTCTTTTGAATGTATTTTTTATTTCTTTCATCATCCGTAAGTTCAACAAAATAAATATCAACCATACAACTCCTCATATTTCTCTCCATATTCCTCTTCAAATTTCTTACAATCTTCACTATCAAATAAAATTCCAAGTGCTTCATTATAATCAACATCGACATCAAAATCGACAATCAATTCATAAAATTCAAAATCAACAACATATTTATCAATCATAATATCCGTCGTATAATCATCAAGCTCATCAATCTCACCATATTCTCTCATCGCATAAATCGTATCAATCCAACTATACTTGAATTTTGAAATGTCAATTTTTCTTTTTAATTCGACAAAAATAAATTTATCTTCAATCCAATCATACATCAAATAGCTATATGTTTTCTTAATTCCTCGAATATCATACGAATTTTCGCCCAAATACAATGGCATTTCACAAACATAAACTTCACCACCATATCTGAACCAAATTTCATCATAAATACTATTTCCATATGAACCATATTCCAAAACAACATTTTCAACCATTTAATTCTCCTCCATTTTCTCTTTCAAATATTCCTCCACATTTTTCTTATCAATCTTCACTTCAACAACGTTATTAATATTCTTGAATAAAACAGTTAATTGAAAAATAGAATAAAGTATTATTAGAATACCAACAAAAATAAATGGATGGTTCAAAACCAACCAAATCGATATTCCAAATGTAATAATTAGAAAAATAGAAGTATTTAACTTAACTTTTTTCACTTCATCCATCTTTTTTCCTCCTTTCTTTTTAACTTAAAAAATCCGCCCTAATTATATAGATACTATATACTACAAAATATATTATCTAATATTATCCATGAACATAAATTTCTTTTAAATCAATTCTATGATATTTTAAAATATCCATCAATTCAGCATAAATATTTCTTATATTACTCCAATATAAAACATCATTAATTCTATCATTTATATCTTTAATAACTTTATCCACATCATCAACGAAATAAACCTCATCATAATTTATCCTATTTTCATCCATAATTGCTTGGCATCTCATACTAAATTCCAATAAACAATCTGAATATCTATCTGCAATTTGATAATCTTCAAATACTTCATCAAATCTCATAAAATTAGGAACACATACATAATGAATATGATTATTGCTAAATCTCTGAATATAAATCATATCATATTTCGAATACAAATATTTTACATCAAATTTTATCAAATCCTCATAAGTCATCAAATATTCAATTTCACGGATAACCTCATCATCGGTTAATCTATCATAATATGTTTTATCACAACACACATAATTTTCCTTAAATATTGGAACACCACATTTATCACAAATTTTATATATTGAATTTTCTGGTTTATCATTCCCAAATCTCATATAAAATTCCTCTTCATTTATTCTAATAAACTCAACATATTTTTCATCATAACTTTCAAAATAAACTCTCAAAAATTCGAATTTACCAATATTTTCTTTTATATAATCTAAATCAAATTCCATAGTCATCTTATCATCATCTCCTGTATTTTTCTTTTAATATTTTCAATTGGTGTAATAGTATCATTATTTTTATCCACAACATAATAACCAATTCTCTTAATTTTCCTTTTCTTATTGTTCTTCATCAATCTATCACCTCATTTATTATATCGTTAATCTTTCTTTTCTTAATTACCATATCAAAATACAAATCCCTCATTTTATTTGACAATTCACGAATAATTTCATCAATTTTCTCATTAATTTCTTCATTATCATAATTTTCCTTTTGGAATGCAAAGACAATATTTGAAATTTCATCCAAAACTTCAATCATATCTGCAATTCTATATGGAATATATTTTCTCAATTCTTTGTTAAATGTTGGTTCATTATATATTGTCTGTATTTCCTCACTTAATTTTGAACTTTCATTAACCATAATATTAAATTTAATTGTTTTTGAAATATGATTAATCATTTTTATCACCATCCTTTATCAATGCATCCAATGTTTTATGATAATAATCTGTTCCAATATCCAAAACAATATTGTAAGCGTCTATTGAAATATCTCTCAAAATATCTGCAAATTTCATTTCAATCTCTTTTCTAATCTTTTCATCATCTATTTCATCCAATTCATCAATCATGTATGAAATTAGATTATCAATCACATTAATCAGAAGTGTAATTTCCGTTGTAATTCTATAAAATGTTCTATACAAATCTGAATAATCATTTACCAATTCATCTATTTTAATGTGCCTTGTATTTCTCACATATTTAGAAATTCTTTCCAAAATTAATTTTTCAATAATTCCATAATTGTAATAATGTTCATCTTCACACTCATAATCCATGTAATCTCTAATATCAAATTTAGCTTTAATTTTCTTCTTATTCATTGTTAATCACCTCTTCACATCTTACTACAAAATCATGATGAGCATTAACCAAATCTGCTGTCAAACCCAAATATATTGTTCCAATTTCTCTAAATTTTTCTTCAAACTCATAATAATCTTCAATTTCTTTGAGTTTATTAATTGCTTTATACATATATTCATTAATTGCACTATTAATATCGTTAATTGTATCTATAACCAATTCAACCACAATATCATTGATAAATTCATCTACAATTTTTTTCTTTCTAATTTCTTCACTCATTCTCATCATCCTCCTCATCTTTTCCATGAATATCCCAACATACTGGACAACCATATTTACCATATGAATTATTATATTTACAATATTGGCATTGTCTTGGAATTTCTCTCCCATCTTTGTAAAATCCACCAAAATTCTCAAAATATTCACAATCAAAATCTTCATCATATCCATCACATCTTGGACAAATATTTGAATTATTAATTTGATTTAGAGAAACAACACAACTCACTTTCTCACCTCTTAACTTTTATTAAAAATCAAACCAATCATACAAATCAAATTGAATAAAATCCGTAATTTTCTTTTGAATATATTGTTTCTCATTATCACAATTTTCAACCTCAACAAAATACACATCAATCATCTTTATCATCTCCGTTCCCATTTTTCACAATTATATCTTTGAAATTATATGGCAAATTAATCTTATTTTCATTTTCATCTTCATCACCCAAAATAACACTATAAATTTCATCAAAAAATTCTTCCTTAATTTCGAATAATTCCTCAAATGTTATGTTATCATAAATTTCTTGCTCTCTCAATTTATTTTCAAATGTTTCAAATAACCAATTAACCGCATCCTCAAATGTGTTAAAAATATTTTGAATTCTGAATTTTTCAAGGTTAGTCATTTTATTTCTCACTTTCTCACCTCACTTTCAAAAAATTCAATATTAATCATCACCCAAATGTTATTATTTAATGAATTCCACACTTCAATTTCAAATCTAAATTTAGAATTTTCACCAAATAGCTAAATCCCATCCACAGTATGTTTATAATTTACAAATTTCATATTATCTTTCAAATTTACATTAATTTCACTTTCAACAAATTTATTAATTTTTTCAAACCATTTATCATAATTTTCATCAAATTTACCTAAATTTATTAATTTTGAAAAGGAAGACATTTATTTCAACCACCTCCAAAAAAAGTTTTTTAGAAAATCGCCCTAATTATATTATAATCCATCCCATCATCTAATCAAAATTTCCGCCCTAATTATAATGTAATCCATCCCCCAATCTATTTTCTAATATTCTCATTTCATCATATTATAAATGCCAGGCATTATCATATTCTAAATCAATTTTATTTTAATTGTAATTTTAATATATTTATTATTGAATAATCAAAAAATTTTATTATTTAATGTTAAAAATAATAGAGATATAATTAAATTATAAATGAAATAAGAAAAATAAAATTAAGTTATAGAAATAGTTAAAGTTAGATCTGATTTTAACCTTTTTTAGAAATAAGTTAAAAAAAGTTTATTAAATAGCTAAAAAAATAATAATAGAAAATAAAATTAATTTAAGCTTTATTTCTCTTTATTTCAAATGTCTTTCTATTAATCTTATTAATTTCGTATTGTGAATTATGCTTAATCGAATAATAAACCAAATCTCTAACTATTTTCTTTGAATTCTTTAAATTATCTCTATCAATCTTAATATTAAGCTTAATATCAGAGTTTAGAAGGAAATTAAAAACAATATCAACCAAATCAGATAATCTAATTGTGTTTATGTTGTGTTTCTCTTTAATAAAGTTAAATACCTTATCAATTATGAAGTTAATAGTATTAATATCATCATCATTAAAGTTAACATTAATTTTCCTTTCGAATTTTTGATTAATAGCATTAATTAACAAATCATCATAATCAGAAAAATTTATTTGTGTTTCTTTACTTTCAACCATCTTTTAACACCCCTTAACCTTTTAAACTAAAATCCTAAACTAATATCAAAAAAATAAGCTTAAAATGGTTTTGAAATGTAAATAAAATAAAAAATAGAAATAAAATTAATTTACTCTTTAAATTCACAAATCACATTCACCAATACATAATTTTTGTGTGTATAAGTTATTTTACACACATAAGGTTTATTCAAAACTACATTTTTCATACTTATACAGTAATTAGGTTGTCTTTTAGCTATCAATACAACCTTATTATTCATTTTACTGATCTTTCTATCGTATAATCCCTCTGTAAATTTCAAAACTACATATTTCGATTGTGCATCATAAGGTTTTTGTTCATTCTTAATACACTCTATTATCTTATTTCTAATGTCCGTAATTCTCTTAATGTTCTCATCTACAACAATCCCATTAGGCATTTTAGTCTTTTCAACCATAAAATCACCACACACCAATAGGTATTATGAGTTTATAAACCTTTTGTAGAAAAGTTTATATATGATAACACCATTTTACACTTTTTTCATACTTTTTATTAAATTCCTGGGATTTTGTAATACTCCGTGTTATTTTTTCAACATACCGCACCCAAAAAGTGTTAAGTTTTGTTATTATAAATGTGAATTGATAAAAAGGTTAAAAATTCCTTGCAGTTTTTGATCCAGTTTTGATATGTTTAAAAATAAGATCCAGTTTTTAACCATTCATTCTCATATTTTATATGAATATGTTTAAAAATAAATGTGTGTATTGTTGTATTGTTTAGAATAGTTAGGATAAAAAAAAATTAAAGTGTTGTTAAGTGTGTTTCGAGTTTTCGAATAAAGCTTTCAAGAAATTTCCTCTGTTCTCTTGGTTTAACCAAGCTCAAAAGATATGCTAAATAGAGTTCTAAACGTTCGTTTTCACTCATGTGCATCAATTCGTTTCTTGAAAACACCACACTTAACTCACTCTTAAAACTCATTCTTATGTTCTCTATTGCTTCACTCTTTTGCATCTGGATCACCGTACATAACTATGAAACTATGAGTTTATAAACTTTTTTATATTTCCTCTTTATTTTATAAACTCACAAATAAAAACGAATTAAGCTTATTTTTGTAAATAAGTTTATAAACTATTAGAAAACACAAAATATATATAGTAATAATACCTAACCATACAAACGAATAAAATAATATTATTATTTCATATAATATATAATAATAGTAAATATACATAATATAAATAAAACATATTTGAACTTTTTTTAACGAATTCGTAAAGATTTATACCTTTTTTTGTAAATATAAAATAAACATAATGAGTGTCTCACGAATAGGGTTTAATTTAACGGTTTTTCGGGATATCGAAGCGGTTTTTCGGGTTATTGTGTGGTTGAATGGGATTATCGTGCTTTATTCGTTATTTTATGTGTTATTTAAACGAATTTCGTAAAAAGAAAACGAATTTAAGCTTATTTTCGTATTTCGAACCCTTAAATGTTTATTCCAAATAATGTATGAATGGTTTATAAACTTTTCGAACCCATTGATTTTTAAACAAAGTAAAACACTTTTGATTAACTGAATGTCCATATTTGTGCATCATTGTGAAAACGAATAATTGAGTTTTATTTTAAAAAATAAGGTTAATTTAGTCTTATTTTTTGAATTAAAAACAGAGAAGAGTATTAGATTTAAAATCGATAGGCGTCAAAGGTGTATATATTTTTCGACTAAAAGTTTAGATACTTTTTTATAAACTAAATTATAACACCGTATAATTTTATTCGAACACATATTATTTAATATTGGAAAATATAAAAAAGGGGGAATTTAATTGTTTTGTTTGACTTTTGGTTAGAAGTAAAACATATTTGTTTGACTTTTAAGTGCCGTTTATCGTTTTTACAAAATCGATATGCGTAGGCGTTATTTGTCGAATTGACAACACATTTCTCAACATTTTTATAAGATGTTTTTATATATACATTATTATGAAAATGTGAAGTTATTCCAAATAGTTTGAATTCATTAAATTTAAGTTAAGTAAAATAAAGTTGTTTTATAATATTAGAAATTCATAATTTCATTAAAATACGAATTTGTTAATTTGTTATATTATGATATTCGAAAATTATAATATTAGAAAGTCGTCATTTTTTCAAAACCAACCCCCTATACAATGAATTTAAAATTTGTAAAAATCCAAGTTTATAAACAAATTTAAAATTTTAAACAAAACAAATAAATACATTTAAATAATAGAAGGCGAAATTTACTAAATATGGGTGTAAATATGAAAAACGACGGTTGTCCAATTTGTAATGCCGAAAATTGTGTGGAAATTACGAAGGGGTTGTTATTGGGCAAATTGACGTTGAAAGGGGTCGCAAATCATTTTAATATGTCAATTCAACAGGTTTGGGAGCACATTACCCAGCATGAAATCAAAGTGGGCGACAAAAAGTCAAACAAACTTGATTTAACGGAGCAACTTGAAATGATTTCACGGACGTTAATTGACGATTATTTGTTGAAAATTACGGTGGGCGACTATGGTTCAACCCGTGAAATTAAAGAAATTGTGAGTGAAATTCGGCAAATTTGCAAAACAATTGACGACATTAAAAATAAAGTGGCGACACAATCACAGTCTTCGACAAATATAAATGTTATGATTAATAATTTGCAACAGCAATACCAAAGTCAAATAGATGGGCTGATTGAGTTGATAATGGGCGACGAGTTGTGTGATAAATGTAGGGAAAAAATAATGAAGGTTATGAAACTTGATGAGGGTGAAGTAATTTATGGATGGAGAAAGTAAAACAAATGTGTTTGACCAAAATATTTTGTCGCCATTCAAAAAATTATATTTGGCGAATTTGATGAAAACACAGCCGTCAAAGGTAATTGAAGATGTATTTGGTTTTGAGATGTTCCCAGCCCAAAGGGAAATTTTTGACAAATTTTATTTGAATAAATATCGAAGGTTGTTTTTGGTTGCTGGGATGCGAAGTGGCAAATCCGTGTTGGCGTCAATGATGGCAATTTACGAATTTTTGTTGTTGTTATTGTTGCCAAATCCACAAGAATATTATGGGTTCATAGAAAACGACCCAATTTTCATTAGCGTGGTCGCAACATCGGAAGAACAGGCAAATGACACAATATTTAACCGTGTGAAAACAACCATTGAAAATAACAAGGATTTCTTTTCGACTTACGACATCAAAATCAAAGACCTCTCAATTTATTGTAGGGACAAAAATATAACGATGAAAACTTTGAGTTCGTGGTCTTCAACGGCGGTTGGTCGTTCAAACAAAGCTGTTATTTTTGACGAATTGTCGAATTTTGAGGAAACGGCTGGGAAGAGAGGTGCAGAGGAAATTTATACGAGGTTGTCAAAATCAACGGATACTTTTAAAGATGATGGTCATATAATTGCGATTTCATCACCAAAACGACCAAATGACATTTTAATGAAGTTGTATAGGATGGGTCTTGACGACCCAAAGACGTTATCAATATTGAAGCCGACATGGGAAATGAACCCAAATTATACAAAGGAATATTTGATGAACGAACATAAATTTAATATGACGGCATTTTACAGAGATTATGCGTGTAATCCAGCGTTGTCTTCAATTAAGTTGTTTGATGAAATCATACCTTTGAATAAAAATTTACCAAACATTTTGTTAAATCCAGATAAAGTCAGCGACAAAATAAAAGCAGAGCCACATGTATTGGCGATTGACCCAGCAGTTAAGTCGGATGGGTTCGGTGTCGCAGTTGGTTATTTTGACGAAGGTTTGAGAAAAATAGTTGTTGATGGTGCGACAACGATTAAGAAAGATATCGATGGTGAAAGATTAAGGGCGAATGATGTAAAACGTTTTATTTCACAAATAAGTAAAACAATTTCGATTGACACATTCATTTACGACACTTGGATGTTCATTGATTTGATAGATTGGGCGGAAGATGAAGGATTTATTGTTGAAAAGCACATTGTTAATAGACAGGATTACGAATTATTAAAGGAATTGATGTTGAGTGGAAATGCCATTGTTGTTTATGACGAAACACTTGAATATGAACTTGAAAATCTTGAAATCGTAAATGAAAAGAAGATTGACCACCCAAAGGGTGGTTCAAAAGACGTTTCAGATGCAGTCGCCAATTGTGTGAGATATGTTGCGGAAAATTCTTCACAATTTATAAATACTATTAATTCAGAAAATGAAAAGGATGAAAAAATACCAAAAGTGGGGGTTGTAATGATATGATTGGTGAGTTGAAGTCAAAGTTAATTGATTTGAGTTCGAGTATAAGAACAAAATTTTCGTTATTTAGAGGTAGTGGCGTCTATACATATAGTGGTCGTCGGATAATTTCAAATATGGTGAGAAATATTTTGAATGAGGCAAATTTCGACAACATGAATAGGAATGACATTTACGAAAACATTTATATGACAGAGCCGTCGGTTGGAGGGGCGATTGACCGTTTCTCATCGTTGTGTGCAATGGCATATCAGGGTCTTTACATTCGTGTGGGCGAAGAACTCGATAGTGATGAAAGGCGACTTCTTGAAATTGCAAATGAAGTGGAAAGAAAATTGGACGTAAGAAAGAAAATTGAGGCATGGGCTGAACTTCTCTTAATTCATGGAAATGTTTTCATTGACAAAGAAACATTATTCGTCTATCCAAATAGATATGTTTCGATAATTGACGAAAATGACGGTTATTCGACTGCAATTATTAATCCAAAATATTTCGTGTTTAATGAAGACCAACAGAACGAACTTCAAAAGATTGTAAAACCTTATGAGGACATTTACCACATTAAATACAAAGATACGAAAGTATTTGTTTATGACCACAAAAATAGATTGACTTATGGGATTTATTCAATTTCGCCACTTGACCGTTTGATTTACACTATTCAATGGAAGCGACAGATAATGGCGTGTGATATGCAAGTTAGATGGCGTTCAATACCAAGAGAGCATCACATCATCAATTCGAAGGCGTTTTCATTACAAAATTATACTGGGACGAGGGCGGAACGAATTACAAAGGCGAAAAATGACCTTGAAAACGAATTGACGAATTATGCGACCAAAATAAAGACACAAGAGCCAGATGAAGGTTATATAACGACTGATACGGTTGAAATTCGGCAAATAGAACCACGCTTTAATTATACAATGCCAAATGATTTGATTGACCAACTCACAGAAAATGTTTGGGTTGCGTTAAATACGCCCGAAAGTATTGTTAGTGGCTCTGCAAGGGGTTCATATGCGAGTGAATTGATAATAAGTGGTTATGTTGCGTCGAAAGTTATTCGTCTAACTGAAATTATTTGTGATGTATTGCTTGACATAATTAGAAACAAAGTTAAAGAAATTGATGATGGTTTGCCTGTTGATAAATTGAAGATAAAGGTTGCACTTGACTTGGAGGCATCGAGGCTTGAAAGGTTCAGACAGGCAAGTGTGATGGCACAAATGGGAATATTCACAGCAGACGAAATCAGAATGTTTCTTGGGTTCGAACCAAAGGGCGATTTATCAGTCGTCAATGTTCAAGGGCGAGAGACCATCAACGACCAAGCACGATATTTGAGACAAGGGCAAACCGAACCCACCACACCGCACAGCGACGAAAAACAAAGGAGGGAACATGGATGAGGATTATAGTCCCCAATTCCTGACCTCTCTCACATTTTTTATTTTTATAAAGATGACAATTCGACAAATTATCTACCATACTATTTCCTCGAATACAAAGGAAGTAATGACACAATATTCTAATTTAATAATTTTATCAAAACATTTAAATACTATTACTTTTTAAATAAGTGATTGGACATTAGTATGAATATTAGTGTAAAATTCGTATATAATTTGGTGGGTATTGGTAAATTATTAATATCAAAACCAGCTGGTGAAAATTATTATGCCGTATAATTCAATTGATGAATTGCCAGAAAATGTGAGGAATACATTAGATGAACATTTGCAAAAAATTTGGATGAATATTTTTAACTACATTTACAATAAAAGTGGAGACGAAGAAAAAGCCTTCAAATATGCGTGGGGTGTTGTGAATAAAATTCGTAATAAAAAAGGTGGTGATGCTAATATGAGTGATGAAGGAAAGAAAGAAATGGGTGCTGTTTCTGTTCATCATATTTTGAAAATTGATGAGAGGGCATGGGACAAAAATGTTGCTATTCGTGAGTTGAGAAAGTGGGCTTCAAAAGATGGAAGTGGTGAGAAAGATACAATTGATTGGAAGAAATACAGGATGGGTTTTGCGTGGTATGACGAGAGCGACCCTGAAAATTTCACATCTTATAAATTACCACACCACAGAGTAATAAATGGACGCCTCGTTGTTTCAAGACGTGGTGTGATTTCTGCTATGCAAACTATATTTGGGGCAAGGGGTGGTGTTGATATTCCAAAAGAAGATTTGAAAAAAGTTTATTCACATTTGAAAGCTCATTATGAAGATATTGGTCTTGAACCACCTGAATTTACACGCAATTTCTCGATTGGTGAGTTATCTTGGAATACTGTTGGCGACGCAATTGAAGTCGAAGGTGTGATTTTCCATGCTGGAACTCATACTGCAAATGATGGTTCAACTTACAATTTTAGCGAAAATGTCGTTAAGACTATGTATGAGGAACTTATCAAAAATGAACCAAAGACGACAAAAATAACATTTGAGCATGGTGGTGAAGTTATTGGTTTTGCAACTGCGTTTTCTTTAAATGACAAAAATGAATTGATGTTTAAAGGCTATATATTTGACACAAATGCAATTGACCTAATTAAAAGTGGTGTTTATAAAGATGTAAGTGCCGAATTGTTGATAACATATGATGAAGATGGTAATGTGAATGGTGCAGTCCTTGAAGACATCGCACTTTGTAGAAATGGTGCTGTTGAAGGTGCATCGTTAATTGCTGTTAGAAATGTTGCAATGTCCAATGGAAATGAAGATGAAGTTGAAACAATTGAGAGATTTTTGAGGACAAAAGGTCTAAATGACGATGATATTGAGAAAATATTTGATTTAATTGCGAAACTTTTAAATAGTTTTAGTGAGCCAAATGATGACGATATTGTTGTTCGTGAAGACGAACCATTTACAAATGAATACGGAGGTGTTGATGTAAGTATGAGTAAAGAAGAAAATAAGGCAGAAGTTAAGAATGAAGATATTAAGAATGAGGTTGAACAACCGAAGATTGAGGAGAAGAAAGAAATTCAAGAACAAAATACAAATGTAGGTGGTAATGAAGTGAATATTGAAGAGAATTATGTGCCAAAAGATGAATATATTAAGATTAAGGAACAACTTGACGCAGTTTATTCAAAGATGATTGAAGATAAGGTTTCAGAACTTAAAAATTATGGCATCAATGAGCCAGAAAAATTGATTGAAGATATTAATGACTATGAACAGAAATTGAAGATTTTGTCAAAGGTTGGCGAAAGTGTCAAAATTGCAAGTATTAAAGAAGGTTCTGTTTCAATTGGTGTTCCTGCTAATACGAATAGTGAGGATAAAATTAAAATTGCACGTGAAATGGGTATCCCAGAGGATTATATAAAGAAATATCTGATGGGAGGTAAATAAGGAGGTGATGTAATATGGGAAGTTTGGTAAATGATGGATTGGTGCAAACCTTCATTACGGAGGATGCACTTGATAGTGCTGGGTATGTATTGACGTTTGGTGCAACGGCTGGTAAGGTAAAGAAATGTGATGAAGATGACGTTGTAGTTGGGTTTGCTTTTACTTCGACGAAAGACCCAATAAGCGGAACTGCTACGGCAAATGTGCCTGTTGGTGTCATTATGAAGAGGAGTGGTATTGTTGTAAATCTGTTGCTTGAAGACGACAATCAAGCAATTAGTTATGGCGACCCTCTCTGTCCAACATCTGACGCTAACGAGAAGGGCAAAGTTGATTTGAAGGACGGAGCTAATGAAACAGGAACTCTCGTTGCTTACGCATTGGAGAGTAAGAATGCAGATAGTGGAGGAACAATTAAGGCATTAATAGTGTGAGGTGATGAAAAATGGCATATACGACTTCGGATATTGATATAATTAAGGCGGAAGTATTGAGAGATGTGGTTTATAAGAGGGCAGAGGAACTCCTTGTTGGTAAGAATGCAATTCCAGTCAGAGGAATTAGAAGTCTCGACATAAAGTTGAGTGTTCCAACTGCTACTTACCTCGAACCAGACAAAGTTGCAGAGGGTTCTCTTGCTGATGTCAAGGAACTCACATGGATGGACATAACTGGGTCATTGGAGAAATATCAGGGTGTTGTAAGAATTACTGACGAAAGTATAATTAGACAGCTTGATGATGTGCAGATGCAAAAGTCTGTTGATGCTGTTGCAAGAGGACTTGCCATTAAGAAAGATGAAGAGATATTCAACGCAATTACTTCATCTGCTGGTCAGCTTGTAAATGCAACCGCAACTTGGGACGATGCAAATGCTGACCCAGTTGGCGACATTGCATCAGCACTCGAAAAGATACTCGAAAACACAGTATTGACCACAGAGGACTTTAACAACATTGGTCTATTTGTCCCAGTTGGTGGCTATGCAAACCTGACAAGACTTGCTGAAATCAATAACATAACCCAGAGTTATGTTGATTATATACGCAATGCATTTGGAATAAAGATTTATCCAACAAGACAGCTATCAACTGACGCATACATGGTCGTCAATAGCGATGAAACTGGTGTCCATTACCAGTATGAGGGCAACTCACAGCAGTTGCCAACTGTCGAAATGGTCAGAGAGGAAGGTGTTGGTTGGAAATACCTAATTACCCAGTTCTTCAAGACTATAATAATACCAGACACAAGTGGCGGTAGCACCACATCCATGATTTGTAAGATAGCTGGAGTGATGGCATAATCCCCATCCTTCGGCACTCTCTTTTTATTTTTTTATTTAATTAGTTGATAATATCATAAAATTCTAATATAACAGAACAACAGTTAATTTTATATTATATGAAAAAATAAGTGTTTATTATGGCAATAATACCGTCGGATTATGTAGATGAAGTAAGACTTGAATTGACCGATATTGATAGTGATTATTTGGGCGACGAAGTCATTTTACACCATTTGAATAAATCTTGGGAATACATCAATCAATTGGCGGACGTCTCTAATTATAGTGATGATGTTTTGAAATATGCGTTGATTTCACTTGCTTCTTATTCGACTTATCTTGCTTGGACGACTACCGCAGAAAGGATGTTTGACAATGCACCAAATATGGTAAATCAAACAAAATTGGAAGCTTTGAAGAAAGAGGCTTTAAAGTGGTTGAAATTGATTAGTGATTATCCATTGACAGAGGATTTGTTAGTTGATGATGTCGAAGATTACATTATATTTAACGTTGGATTAACTTATTCGGTGGTGGATGAGGACTATGTTTAATTTGAAGAAAATCACATTGAAAATTTCAAAAGAACTTGCACACAAAAAGAAAGTCGGTGAGGCAATCTTAACACATCAAAAAATCAGACGTGCATCTGACGAAGTCGTTGAATTATGGAAAAAAATGATACCACAACATTTCGATAGGAGGGAAGTTATTTATGGTCATTCAAATACTGGGGCTTTGGCGAATTCACTCAAATTTACAACGAGGCGAAAAGGTGATGAAATAATTATGGACTTTTTCAGCGATGTTAAGTCGCATAGGGGAGACAAAAAACCAAGAAATTATTTGACAATATTGATAACGAATAATTTAACACCAAGTATAGGTGCTTATAATGTTAAGTTAGACAAAAGAATGAAATACGGTATTTGGAGGGGCATTCCTTCATCATATTGGGAAAACTTCTCAAATAATTATGCTAATGCTTTATCGACTTTATTTGAAAAGAAAATGAGGTTGGTTGTTGATATTGCCGATTTAGAAATTACAAAGGTCAGCGGATATGTGGAGGTGTGAAATATGGTTGAATTTGAGAGGTTTGTTTCGGACTTGGAAGAAATTTTGGAAGAAGGTGGTTATACAGTTTATACAGAGCCGTCTGACAAATTACCAAAACCATATGAAACAATATATCTCATTCTTGACGAAATACAAATAAATTTAATTTCAATAAAAAGTTATGAGTTGCTCGTTAATGTCTCACTCATATTTGGTTCATCACCAGATACTGAAACTACTAAACAAATAGATAGAATAATTTATGAAATTAAAAAAATTATAAATTTAATAGAAAGCGATGATGTCATGAGTAATAAATTAAAATTTGTTGATTGTTCGATAGATTTAAATGGAATAACTTATATAGTGAGAATTAATTATATGTTTAGAGATATAATGGAGGTGTAAAAAGATATGACATTGTTAAGAGGATTTGGTTGGGGCATTGAAGGTTCGTTTGGAGGAGGAGCTACGTCGATACGTGGCTACAAATTGACGAGTGTTAGCGTGAATAAAGAAGATGGAACTATTGTTGAAGAGACGATTGACGACCTTTTGGCAAATGTGTATTTTGGCAGAACGAGGATAACTGGAAGTTTCGAGGGTTCATTCAGATATAATAGCGTTGTTGAGCCATTCTATGCATTGTTTGGTAAGATAACAACTTCGGGAACGGAAGCACCATATACGCATACTTTCGATGAATTCGACACGCCAAAGTCGATGGAATTCCATTTGATAGAAAGTTCGACAAACATGTGGGAAGTCGAAGGGGTTATACCAACTTCTATTGAAATTAATTGCGAAGCACGTGAAATAATTAAAATTTCTGGTGAATATGTTGCAAAGGAAATTGTCTATACAACCCCAGCGGTTGAGCCAACATATACGGATGACACACCACTCGTATTCTATAATGCCAAAATTTACAAAGATGCTGGTGCAACGGATGAAATTACAGATGTAAGTTCATTGACACTTTCAATTGAAAGAAGTATTGACGATGACTATTATGTTCTTGGAAACGCACATTTATACGGAATTAAAGAGGATGGTGGAGCTAACATTTCGGGAACTATACGACTTACAGAAAACAACCTTGAAGAATTGAGATTGGCTCTGTTTGGCAATAGGACTGGTGCTGATACAATGAATACGAATTTGCCAACGACTTATCTTGTCGGTGAAGCAAAGAGTGGCGATTACGGATTTAAATTCTCAATACCAATAGTCGTCTATCAAACTGGTGGCGTTGAATTGAGTGGTAGAGATGCAGTCGAACGTGAAATTTCATTCAGAGTGGCAAAGAACACAGCTTCAACACCATTCACAATGGAGATATACAATGAGGTGGCTTCATACTGATGGGGGTGATTAATTAAATGGCGTCAATTTATCCATTCATAAAAAAGTTGGCAACAACTCAAATACCAGTTGATATACAGTCTTTGTTGAAAGATATAAATACGACAACTCTCATTGATGTCGCTTCGATAGACGCTGGTGGTAGTGCCGTAAGTTCATCAATTGACGTAAGTGGATACAGAAAGGCGACTTTGACTGTTAAAATTACATATGGTGATACTGCGACTGATGGCATAACCGTCAATTTATATACGTCGCCAGATGGAACAAATTTTGACACCGTCGCTTACTTTACATTTGACCCGAATTTCTCTGCTGGTGCAACTGTTCAGCAAACAAAGTTGGTTGATGGTCTGTTGGCAAAATACATAAAGGTCGAAGTTGTTAATAAAGACGGTGCAAATGGGCAAGGAAGTTGTAATGTCAAAATAAATTTGCCAACAGGTTTTGAGTAAGGAGGTAATTTATGACGTGGAATAAAGTCCCACTACCAGACAAATGCGTTGAACTTATTGGAGGCTATATAAACACAAATCAAGACGTAAATTTCACATCGGATGAATTCACAATAATGGTAAGGTGTGCGTTTGAAGACCCATTCCACAACAACTTCCAAAACATTATTTATAAATCAGACAACGCATGGAAACTCTCTTATGTTTATGGCAGACCATACGCATTGATGAAAAATAGTGATGGGCAAACATTCGCAAATTATTTGACAACTGAAATAAATTTCCAAACGGAAGACACGGGCGACATCGGAAAATGGCATTGGTTCTCCGTTGTTTATGATGGCGAGTGCATGACTGGTTATTATAATAACGAAGTTATGAATGTGGTGATAACAGCAAGTGGGACACCAGCTTTAATTTCTAACAATGTTTTGGTTGGGAAATACGGCACGACTGATTATGTCTTTATTGGCAAAGTTTCAGATGTCTTCATTGTTGATAGGGCAATTAGTGTGAGTGAATTAAATAAAATTATTTATTATGAGACAGAACCTTATGATACGTTAATTTCACTTAAAAACGAAGATATTACAGCTGATGGTTGGAGAGATGCCACATTTGTTGGTAATGCTATACCAAAACAAAGAAATAGTAGTGGCATCTATGTTGAATTATAAGGGTGATTAAAGTTGCCATCAATTTTATTCGTAAATACACGGGACGGAACAATAACACAAGACGAATTAAATGGAATATTAACGAAGTTAAGTAGTGTTAAGAAGTTTGATGATTTGTTAATTGCGACACACATTCCAATTATACAGTATTCTGGACATTCTGATATGTTTATTGAAAATTATGAACAACTTGCTTATGCTGTTAGTGAATATAATGTCGTTGGTTTTATTTCGGCTCATGACCACAATGTCGTTGGGTTGATTGAAGGTGATGAAATACCACAATTGGGTTCTGATTGCGTGTTGCGTTTAGATTTTGATGAAGGTAGCGGAAATACAGTTTATGATAAATCTCCTTATAGAAATAATGGAACTATTTACGGTGCGTCTTGGGTTGATGGTAAGTATGGGAAGGCGTTGAGCTTTGACGGTGAGGATGATTATGTGGAAGTGCCCAATTCGGAGAGTTTGGATATTACTGATGCGATTACGGTTGAGGTGTGGGTGAAACCAACAGTTGAACCAAGAGATTATAATATGATGTTTATCCAAAAAGGAGACGATACGAGTAATGATAGAACATTCTATATTTACAACAGAGGTGTAAGCGATGAGTTGCACTTTGGTGGATATGATTCTTTAGGGAATCTTCATCTCGTGAGATTTAGTATGCCTTCAGATTACAAAAATGGAGTATGGAGTTATTTAGTTCTTGTAAAGGATAGTAATGGACTTCGGGCATATTATAATGGGATGTTAAAAGGTTTTGATGATACATTTACAGAAAATATGAGAAGTAATACAGACCCAGTTATGATTGGAGTGGCGGGTACTTTACTTTACTTCAACGGCATCATCGACGAAGTCCGCATCTACAACCGAGCTTTAAGTGAAGAAGAAATTAAGGCACACTTTATCAGAGGAGCAATTCCACGATTTTCTGGGACAATACCACAATATTCATCACTTCATGGTAGTTATGAGGCGGAGGACTATGTTGGTTCTGGTGGAACTGTTGTCAATGATAGCGATGCCTCTGGTGGCAAAGCCGTAAGCCACGATGGGTCATCAAGCCCCACACAAATGGTCTATTTCACCCTCTCAAACCTCACATCTCAACATTATTATGTTATAAGATTTAGAGGTAAAAGTGCAAGTAATGTTTCAAATTCTATGAAGTTAAAAATAAACGACACAACCGATAATATATTAATTAAAGATTTAATGTATATTTCAACTTCGCCATCTTATCAATGGTCATTTTATTATCCATTCGTTATACAAGACGGCTCACACACATATTCATTTGAAATAACGGCTGAAAATATTGGTGATGACATTACAAGATACGTCGATGTGATTGAAATTTACGATTGTGGGGACACACTATTCAGAGAATTCGAAGCAGAGGATTATGTGAGTGGCGATGGGTCGGTTGTGTCAGATAGTGATGCATCATGTGGTGAAGCCGTTGCACATACATCCACCTCAAATGCCGAAATGATGGCTTTCACAACCAATGAATTTAAAGCTGGTAAATATTTGATGACTTGGAGGGCACGTTCTCCTTCGGGTGCATTAACAGAAAGTATTGGTTTATGTGTATATGATATGACAACGAGTAGTTATGTAATGAACTACGTATATAGAGACACAGACACATCATATAAATGGGTTCAACCAGTTGAATTTACAATCCCAAATGACACACATACATATTTGATAAAAGCAATTGTCAATAATTTAGATGGTAATGAAAAAAGATTGGATGTAATTAGAATTTACTCATTAGACACGGGTCGTCCAGTCAAACAAATTTATACAAGAAGAGCCGATGGTAGTTGGGGCGTTGATAGTGGTCATTCAAAACTAATATTAAATAATGATGGGTCATTTACATTTTATACACAAAAATTCGAGGGAGGGTTGTTAAGAGATAAAGTTGAAATATGAGTATGAATAAATTTAAATAATTAAAAATAATAAGAATTGAGAGGTGATGTTGATGGCAAAACTTTCAAAAAATAGGTTTTATGTTGGTGATGGTGGATTTAATTTAACGGCGAATATTGGTGTTAATTTGTCAAATTATGGTGATGACCTTGATGCAAAATTTGTAATAAAAAGTAGATATGGTGGCGGACTAATTCAATATAGTTGTAGCAATTGTTCAATAACGGATTATAATAATGGCGTCATTACAATAACTTTGCCTTCATTATTTTTTGCGACATCTGGGCATTTTGATGGCTTCATCATAATTTACGATAGTAGTGGCGAACAACTTACAACAATTGAACTTGGCGATATTTACGTTGGCGAAAAAATAACTGGGGTTTCGAATTTCGACGATGAAACTGTTTATCACCCATCTGTGGCAAATGTCGTAATTCAAAAAGTTGATAATCTTGTTTTAGCGAAGAAATATGATGAGACGACAAATACATGGACTTTGGTTGATAGTGGTGTTGCTGGGCAAGATGACAACGACGTCTTTGATTATGTTTTTGACAATTACAATGGTTTGATTTTCATAAAAGGTGGCACATATACGGAGCTTTCTGGTTTGACACCTCAATCAAATTCGATAATAGTGGGCGAAGGTGTTGATAAGACAATTCTTGATTTCGCCGATGAAAGCGACTTTTTATTGTATAATCCAGATATAACATTCCGTGATTTTACAATTGAAGGGCGATTTTTCATAAATAACAGTAGAATGAAATTTTATAATATCAAAAATACTTGCGATGAAACGAGATTGGGTGCATTTACAATTTGGACAACCAATGACAACATAATTGAAGATATAGTTTTCATGAATTGTTATGCACACGAATGTGGCACGTTTGGATTTTATAATACTGGTGATGGTGATGTCAGAGAAATACGAAATGTGAGGTATATAGATTGCCATGCATATAAGTGTGGTTATTCAACTCGTTTTTCAGATTGGATTGTTGGGTTTGATGTCGCTGAATATCTTACTGCGATTGAAGATTGTGTTTTGATTGGTTGTAGTGCGAATTATTCGTGGGAAAGTGGATTTCATTTAGAAGATGCACCAAATAAAACAAATGTAATGTTTTTAGGTTGTATTTCTGAATATAATGGTCAAAAACCAAGTGCAAATTACGGTGCTGGTTTCTTGGTTTCAAGTGGTGTTTCATTATATAATTGTCAAACAAAAGGAAATGCAGTTGCTGGTATCAGATTTAACAACAATAAAGAGAGTTGCCCACTAATTATAAGCGATTGTAAGGACGAAGGAAGTTATATATCATTACATGGTTGGGGCAACCCATCATCTGGTGAAGTTTTCATAAAGAATTTCACATCTGTAAGTTCGACTTATTTGGCAGTTGAACTTCTTTCGACAAACAATATATTTGTTGATGGTCTCAATATAATTGACCCAGCTGGTGATGGTGATATTTGCACGTTGTTTGGCAACGCAACATATCCAATTGACAATTGTAGAGTAAGAGGATTAAATGCAATCGGCGGACAAAGTCCAAAGGTAATTTATACGGCTTCGTCAAATAATTTGTATTTCGAAGGTTATATTAACACTTCACAAACATATCCATTTTATAACGATGGAAGCACAAATGTAGAAGTTGAATTAAGTGGTTCTTATATTTCCAAAAACAACGGCGTTTTGACGACAGATGGTGATGGTGTCAAAGAACAATTTGAAATAACACATGGACTGTCATCAACCCCATCGATAATAAATGTTTGGAAAGAAATTGACAATTTACCAGACATAGATTATATAACTGCCGATGCAACTAAAATTTACGTCAATTTTGTTTCAGCACCAGCGAATGGAAGTGATAATGTTAAATTGGGTTGGTATGCTCATATATGATTTATTTATTCAAAACATTTAAATAAGTTAAATTTTTTAATAATTAATTAGCTACACACCTCGATGTGTCTCTTGGAGGCATAAATGAGAGGCTGTGATTATAATTTGTCGGAGGTTTGTGCGATGGAAGGAGATATGGTTGAAATAAAGTTGGACGAAAATAGAATTGTTAAGATTAAGTTGCCAAAGGGTCAAATTGGTATAAAACATGCGATTTTGTCTGCAAAATTATCTTCATTGCTTGTTGATATTGGGGATGTTGGTGAAGAAATTGTTATACCACCAGAAATATTTGATAAAATTGAGCCGATTTTAGATAGATGGGTTGAAGAGGTTTTACCAAATATTTTAGTCGATTGTAAAATTGACGACCTCTATGGTGAAGACATCCTAAATATATTTACGGAACTCGTTAGGATATCGGGTGAGAGACAGCAATACTTTCAAACATCTCGTGGATGAATTTGAGGAATTATCTATGATGGTTGCATATGTTAGTAAGGAATGTGGAATTAGACCATCAGAAATAGTTGAATTTGACGAAGATACATATTGGTTTGATAAATTATTTTATGATTTCAACATAATGTTAAAATATGAAGAAAGAATTAATAAGGAGATTGATAAGAAATGCCACTCAATAAACAAGCGATATTAAGGTTGAAATTTGTATTAGAAAATTTGAAGAGCCTTGATGCCATTAAGGGCAAATTAGCGGAGGTGAAAACCTCTGCCATTTCAACTTCATCTGGTTTTGAAAAATTGCGTGGTGTTGGTAGAGGTGTTGCGGAAAGTTTTGGTTTTATAACGCCCGAAATTATTGCTGTTAATCAACGTTATGCAATGCAAATTGAAGAAATTAAAAGTCGCCATGCCAAATTAAGGGAAAGTGCAGTTGAACTTTCACATAAATATGCGTTGTTAAAAAGAACAATTAGAGAAGAACAAAAACAACTTTCTGCTTACCCAGATATTGTATCAGATATTGAAATGCATAAAAGACAACTATATAGTGTAAGAACAGAATTGGCAAAAATAACACCGCAATATAAAACATATACTCATTTGGTCAAAAATACAACGGAAATTGAAAAGAGAGCGACACAAGAGAAGCGAAGGCAAGTTTTCACAACGAGATATTGGGGGTCTGTGTTCGAAAATTGGCTTGGGAAAATACATGGGCGACAAGAGGAACTGTCTAAAATTGAAGATAGGAGAGAGAGGCAAACAAGAGCCTTGACATATGCTTCCATGAGGCTCGGTAAGGCACAACAGTTCCTCGTTTCGGCACAGATGTCCTTGCTTGGCGTGTTCTTCTCACTATTCTCTGCTTTCTTCTTCTTACGAACTGGTTTTACTTCGTTAATTTCGCCAATTACTGATTTAGATACGGCTATTAATTCACTTGTTCTTGGATTTATATTTGGCGATGAAAATACAAAGAAATTGGCATCTTCAATACTTGGTCTTGGTAAAGACACAGATGATACGGAAAAGAAAACAAATAAATTAATCGACGCATGGAAAACGTGGCAAAGTATAACGGCAACAGCAAAAGTCGTCTCACTCTCTATTGCAGTTGGAATTTTGGGCGATGAAGAAGTTAAACAAAAATTAGGTGAAATAAAAACCAAATTGATTGAAATTGCTGGTGATGAAGAAACACGCAATGCTGTTAAAAATCTATTTTTGACAATGCTTAATATGTTGCAAGAATTGTTGAAAAATTTGCCAAGTATAATAAATTGGTTTAATTCGATGCTCGGAATTTTGCAACCAATTTTGGGAACTGTTGTCAAATTATCAATATTTGCCATGATATTTATGATACCACTTGCCATAATTGGGATGTTAGTAAATCAAATTATAATTTTGATAGGTGTTCTTGGTAAATTACTATTGTGGCTAACTGGTGCTGATAACAGATTAGTCAAATTTTTGGCAAAGACAAAGGAAACTGGTCTTTTAACTATTGCAATGAATAAACTCAAAGAAGCAATTAAAGGGGTAGGTTTAGCATCAAAGTTGTTTAGTCCATACACCCTCATATTGACGGGTCTAATTATATTATTTGCAATTCTATACAAAAAGAGCGACAAATTCAGAGAGGTCATTCAAAAAATAGTTAATAAATTCAAGGAATTTGGCAAAACTATTAAAGAACACTTACCATTCCTTAATTTACTTGGTTCAATCTTTGGTGTCGCTGGTGGTGTTTTCAAGGGCATAATTGGTAAAGGTGTTGGTGAGGCATTCATAGGTGGTAATATTGGCGAAGCGATTGACAAAAAGTTGCAAAATGAAATTGGTAAGAGAACAATAACAGAAATTGGTGGTGGTGGAAATGTTAATCAACAGTCTTCACAAATTATCAACGAAACAATAATAATGCATAATGACATAGATAATATTCATGATATTGATGAATTAACAAATACATTAACAAAATCTGTTAGATATAGGAGTAGTGATGCCGTATGACGACAACTTTCTATAAATATGATGATGAAACTGTATATGTTGAAGTGAAATTGAAGAGGGCGAGAATAACGAGGCAGTTCGCCGTCTCGAATTTCCCACGTTTTAATTTGCCACCACTCTCATATCCAAGAGGTATGGAACGTGAATATTATGATTTGTCATTTTCAATCACAAATATTGATGATTTAAATAAAATTTATGAAATTTTCAAATACGGCACAAATATGGTTTATTTGTCAAGCGACGACGATATAATACCAGAACAAACAAAACAACCATTTGTTATTGAACGATTTTATGTTGAACAACGTGGTGGGCAATACAATATTTGGGAAGTTTCAACGACAATTTTGAGAGCTTGGGAGGTGGTTGAAGAATAATGACGTTGCGTTATCATATTCTTGATGGCGACACTTACAAATATCTTGGCGAAGCTCTCAACTTCAAATATAGCAGAGGACTTGGCAAACTTGAACTTTGCACTTTCACAACATATAAAATACCAGAGTTGAAAGTTGGCAATGACGTCAATATTGTGATTTCAGACGACAAATACAATTGGTATGAATTGATGAGTGGATATATTCAAAAAATAACCGAAAAAGATGATTTGTATAGTGTTGAAGTTGTTGCCAAAACAATAGATTTAAAAAATGAAATGTTTAGACAGTCGCAATACATACTTTTGGACTTTGAAGATTATACAGAAGGCGAAACGCCTGATAAGACTGATGGTAATTGGGATTTAAGTTCAACAACATTATCAGATGCAATTGATGTAAGAATTAAATCAAATTTATCGTTTAGTGATGTTGGCAAAAATACGCTGTTATTCAAAGATTTAGACACAAACGATAATTATTATGTTGAATATTCACATGGTGTTGAAGAGGTTTTGAAAGGGGTAATTTCGTTTGGTGTCTATATCGCACAGCTACATGAAATTTCAACTGATGTTGCAGTCCATTATTTTTCAGTTGATTTTGGGTCATCTGGGACTGGTCTCACATTTTCGTTTAGGAAAAACGCAACTACTTATGATGTTGAAATGAAAATAGAAAGTGGGGCGACATCATCTGGTTGGATAACTATTTACGATATGTCATCAACTGGGTATTCTATTGGTAAATTTTTCAATATAACAGCATATTTCGATTATAATAACGATAGTTTGGCAGTTTATGTTAATGGCGAAAAAATATATGAAAATTCATCATTTTCATTTGATGTTGGTGGGTCTTCAAAACTGATATTTGGTTCTGCAACATCTTATATTAGTGTATTCCTCTATGATAATATTGTTGTATATGATTTAACGGAACATATTTCAAACCCGTCCTCTAATTATATAAGGACAAAACCACTATTCAATCAAGAGACCGCAGACCGTCTTCTTTACTATCTTGGTTATGATGGGTGGTCATATTATGGAAATGAAGATTTGTTTGACGATTATGCAATTAATATTTCGACAACTAACAATTCGAAATATTTTATGACTTCAAAAATTTTGAGAGGTTGCGTTGGTATAAAACATTACAAATATGATAGTTTTAACAAAATTTTATATGTTGGCAAAGCCCAAGATGACACAACATTAAAATTACAATTGAAATTCAACGAAGGCGATGGAACAACGGCATATGACGGCTCTAATTATAATAACGATGGAACGATAAATGGTGCAAAATGGGTCGAAGGTAAATATGGTTGGGCATTGGAATTCGACGGAACTAATGATTATGTTGTTGTTTCAGATGATAGTAGTCTTGATATTACGGACGCTCTTACGATTTCGGCTTGGTTAAGACCAACTGACATAACAACAAATGCAACTTACACTATTTTGAGAAAAGACGAAAGTTATCGCATTTCTTTCCAAAATAACGGACAAACTCTTTCATTTGGTTTGTGGGATAGTGGTGGAACTTTAAACGAACTTGATGTTTCTATTGACAGCGAAGAAATTGTCGATGGTAGATGGCATTTAGTGGTTGCGACTTACGACGGTTCATTTATGAAGTTATATTTAGATGGCAAATTAATTGGATATAAAGAAGATATTTTTTCGATACAATCAACTGCAAACGACTTGTATATCGGTAGTAATGGTGGGTCATCCGAATTTTACAAAGGTTATATGGACGAAATACGAATTTACGCAAAGACATTTGACGAAGATATGGTCAGCGACTTGTATAAATTTGGTGAATACTATTTGACTGTCGATTATGATGAAGACTATTGTAAAATTGGCGAAACAAATGGTTTGATGACTGTAAATGAAAAAAGAAAGGTTTTGAGTAGTGATGAACAATATAACAAAATCACAATAACTGGTTATAATAAATCGAGGTTGCCAATATCGGCAAGTGCTGGTGAGGGCAAACCCGAAAAAACATTTTATTATGAGGAAATAGCAACAAAGAGTGAATTAGAGAAGTTGGCTGATGAAGTCCTCAATTACTACAAGAAACAAAGTGGTTATGAGGTTGAGGGAACATTTTACTGCTATGACCACACAAAAAGACCAAAGAAACTGCTACTCGAAACTACATCAAACATCGAACTCATCCAAAGCACTTACCCCATCACACTCCACACCAAGTTAATCCCCCTTGCCCAACCATGTTCTCTCTTTACTGTGTATAATTCATATAATTTATCAATAGAAAATAACAAAATCGTATTCAGATATTACGACGGCTCAAATGTAAATGTCGTCCAATCCGATGACATATCTTCATTAATAAATAAAAACGAACCAATTTCAATAACTTTGATGATTAGTGAAAATAAAGAAATTTCAGTTTATGTTGATAAAGTCGAAGTTATTAACTTTACGGCATCAACTATGCAAAAGATAACGAACTCTGATATATATTATGGATATATGTTGTTCCCAACAGTTGGGTCAATAGCAACCCATCAATTTTTATATGAACTTTACATTTCAACTGACGTAAATAAAGATTTGTTGCCAAGAATATTTGATGGCGACTATCCAATGAGAAATGCGGTTGTTTTACTAACTCCATATACAGTTGATAAAACAGATGAAATTTGGTATAATGCACTTTATCAGCGACCATATGTGTTTGGTTTGGTTGCCGATTTGCATATTGGTCAAAGTAATGGATATTATGATTACAATAAAAAATTGTCAAGAAAAATGTTGCTTGGCAAAACCGACTACAATATTTATTTAGGCGACTTATTTGAAGATACAACTGACGATAGAAATGACTTCATAAATACATTCAAAAATTTGGAGGCAAAAGAACAGATATTTGTTTGGGGCAACCACGATTATGGCGATGGCACTAATTATACAACTCACAAAACAAAACTTGAAAATAATGGCTTCAACGCAACACAACCTTATCTTTTACAGTTCAATGATAACAGATGGTTTGACTTGACAAATGTCTATGAAATTGTTGATTATGACACGGAAAATTACATTGGCGTTGAATTTGATGGTTCTGAACGTTATGACTTTACAAACAACGAAACATATTATACATTTACAAACAAATTAACAATTGAGACAACCGTTGTTCCAGATGATATTACAAATATAACTGGTATTGTCCAAAAAGTTTTGAATTTTGGATTGGACTTTAAAGACGGCGTTTTGAGATTTAGCATTTATGACCAATCATCAAATTCACATGTGTTAGAAAGCGATGAAAATGTTTTTGAAGTTGGTAAAAAATACGACATAAAATGCATTTATGAAGACCAAAAATTAAAGATGTATATAAATGGTTCGTTGCACAAAGAAATGGATTTACCAAACGACATTTATATACCAGACAATACAGAGACAATATATGTTGGGTCTGCTGGTTCATCTGGAAGTGCGTATTTCAAAGGCAAAATCTACAAACTCATAGTCAAAAACAAAAATGACGAAATTGTCTTAAATCTTGATAAAAATTCGGCGTCTAATTATAATTGGTATGATATTTCGCCGATAAGAAACCATCCGACCAAAAACGGCTCACCGTCCATCTCACAATACAACAAAGCCTATTTGATAAATGGAACATCCGATTACATTCAAATTGAAGACCCACAAAATTACGAAAATGACTTCACAATTGAATTGATGTTTAAGTTGCACAGTATTACTGGTTCTGATGTGATTGCGTGGTGTTCTGCGTCTGATTACACAAATAAAAGGTGGTATTTGGCAACACGTTTGAATAGATTAGCATTTTACATTTATGAAGATGATGCAACAGCTCATATGATAGTTGGCAACCAAACACTTGAAACTGACAAAATTTACAAAGTTCATCTTGTTAGAAAAGGAACAAAAGCTTATATTTACATAAATGGCGAACTTGACAACGAAATTGATTTGTATAATTTGTTTTCACTAAACAGCTCATCCACCTCTTACATTTATATTGGTAGTGAAATTGGCGTCGCACCAGCCGACATGACATTCTATTCACTTAAAATTTTCCCATATGGATTTACTGAAAACCAAGTAAGATATTCGCAATTTGCTTCGCTATTGAACCCAGTTGTTGATTTGAGTGAATATGATGTGCATGACAACTACATGATAGATAATGCAAAACAGGTGAAGATTTCAAATATAACGGGTGGTGTTCAAGTCGTCGATGGCGACAACATCAAAATTGATGGCATCAACACAGTTAGAGAGGCAACCCATGTAAGATTTAACAAACAAATCTATCCAATTGACAAAATTGAATATGAAAGTAATAAGAATTCGATAAAATATTGGTTTGACACAAAGAAAGTTGAAATAGGCGAAATCTTCCTATCGATGTTAAAAGAAATAGAGTGAATTTGCTTCTTCTTTTTAATTTAATTTATATATTTAGTCGAATTTAGAAAACGTTATGCGTCATTGGAAAATATATGAAATTTCGCCATAGAGGGCAGGTTAGAAAATTTCGAATGGTTTTATACTTACCACCTATCTAACCCCCTCTCAAATCGCAAAAATTTGCTATTTCTGGGCAAATTCTCAAATGAGTTTAGACCAAATTTTCAACTTTTCAATCTCCAAACATAAGTTTAAACTAATTTCGTATGGTATCAAACTACGGAGAGCCTTCCTCATTGGTGATGGTGGCAGTTTCCATTTACCATAACATTTTTTATTATCGCATTTAAATTTTGGAAAATTGCCCCACAAATAACGACTTCCACATTTCTGCCTGTATTCACCAAAAACTGGATTGAGATATTTAACAGCACCACGAACATTTTCAACAACCCATATATGTGGTTCAAGCATATCTATGGCATCTTTTGTAGCATAAACAAGTTCCATTGCCCCATCAATATCAACTTCATCTTTACCATACCAGGGCATACTGTCCTTGCTGAATTCATCACATGGTGGAGATGCAAGAATGACATCAAAATGTGTTTTCTTTAATGGTAATTTTCTAACATCTGCTTGAATTGTTGGTTTAAACATTCTATCAATATCAATTGTTATAACTTCATGTCCTCTCTCAACAAATGCTTTACTAAAACCACCCAAGCCAGAAAATAAATCAAGAACTTTCAATGTTGTATTTACTCCGTGATTTGCTGTCATATCTTTACACCCCATCAACACTACATTTTACAAATATATAAATTGTTTGAACACCAAAAACTTTATAATATATTCAAATGTAAAAGTCATAATATGAGATTGATTGGATATATGTTAAGGAAAGTGTTTAACGCATTCAAAGTAAGGAAATACTATGTAATCAAACCAGAAAGTCTCAATACAAAGAAATTTTTTATTCACATAAGAAAAAGATATCTTGATGTCAAATACAGAACCTGTGATTACAAAGAATTTGAGTTTTTTGTAAAAGTGGTCAGACCAATTTTCAAAGATTTAATAAAATACAAAAGAGATTATTTCGATTGCGACGACTTTGCACAGATGTTTTGTTCATTGACAAAGTTGTTTTTGAAAATAAATGCGATTGGAATTGCAGAGGGCTACCACAACAGAGAAAGACATAGATGGAACATTTTTATTGACAAAGACTACAACATTTACTTCGTTGAACCACAAACGTGTAAAATTATGAAGATAGATGAGGCGACTAATTACTTATGTGATTACGTAGAATTATGAAAAAAACTTTTATATTATGTGTGCAAATAAATTGATTGGTGATTTGTATGGTCGATGAAAACCCACTTTGGTTGCCAAAAGGAAGTGTTCGTAGCATAATAGCATTGTCGTTGGTATTTACGACTTGTTATCTTGTGGTTTTCGTTGGTGATATACCAGAGGCTTTACTCGGTCTCGTTGGTGCTGTAATTGGTTTTTATTTCAAGGTGAGAGAGGGGTGATGTGTGTTGTTAGAAAGTATTGAAAAAAGAGTTGAAGAACTTGAAGAAAAATATGAAGAAATAACAAATCGGATTTTTGGTTTTGAAAAACAAATTTTAAGTCAGTTTGGTTCATTGTCTGCAAAAATTGACGTCCTTTCGGAAAAAGTTGAACAAATAAATAAAACACAAGAAAATTCACTTAATAGAACTTGGGCAATCGTAATGACAATTCTCACAGCAATGTTGTCCTTTTCATTTGGAGTAATAATAAGTTTCTTTTTTGTAAAATAAAATTAAAAATTATTTTTTGGAATGTGAGTGTGAAAGAAGACACATTAACTCACTTTCAATACTATCTCTCATATAACCCCATGAAATTTTCCCTTCTTTCCAAAATTCAATTAACATTGTAATTCTACCAAGAAAATAAGATATTCGTTGTTGTTCTTCACCTTCCAAATAAATCACCACCTCAACTTGAACTTGTCGAATTTGAAGTAATAGATGTTTCAATATATGGTGCAATCATGAACATTCCTTCGACCCCATCTATCTCAATTCCATATATGTCGTTTGTATAATATTTCAATAGAAGTTTCACATCTTTATTTTCATAATCTATGTCAAGTATTTCCAAAATTCTGATAATATCGTTGTAATTTAACAACCTTTTTGTTGTGTTTTTTGCAATTGCGATGAATTCACCAATGAACTCCTTTGGCAACACCATATAACATTCGAATACAATACCCAATGTATATAGGTTGTCATCTCTATCAAAGTCTTCTCTTGTTGTATAGAAAATTGTTCTTCTAACACCATTGCCAATGCAATTTTCCAACATACCATTTAATTTGACCCAACCATTGTCAAATAACTTTTGTTCAACTTCTTCTTTCTTCATCATAAATTACCACCTCTTTTTCTGAAAACCATATCATCTGGAAGTTTTGCAATGCATTGAAATATCTAAATTTTTTCATCTTCATTGGCATATTTATACATCCGTAGCAAATACATCAAATTAGAGATATGTTTCCCAACATAATTTAACAATTTACTATCACGAATTTCTAATTTTTCTTCGATAAAGGCGTCATTTGACATCAATATCAAAGAACATTCTGAAATTGCATTTAAAATATCATCAATACTGTATTTATTCACTTTCACCATGAATTCTCACCTTCTTTTTTAAAAATTGAAAAAACTCTACCACATTTTCGACAACGGAATTGATATTCAATTTCATCATCCATCAAATCTCTTGGATAAATATTCAGCACCTCAACATAATTATCACCACACCTCACACACCTCACTTTACGAGTTATCATTGCCATTTTCATCACACACCTCCTTCTCTAACGAAACGTTGCAATCAAAAAACAATATTGTCAATTTAACAGTATGGTTTTCAAATCTTAAACTCTGTCCATCAAATTTGATAACCACCCACTCTTCGTTGTTCAAAATTTCATTGACTTCCTCACTAATAATGTTGTCAATAATAATTTTACCCACACAAATCACCCATCTCTATTATTCACCAATAAGGTTTTTAATCTTTTCTATGTGGCTACGTAAGTCGAATTCATCGCCCAATAACATTTTCAATTCCTTTATTTCTTTGTGAGCCATTTTTTCAATATCATCAATGTTATAATTACACAATATTATTTTTTCATTAAGTTTCCTATATAACACGGACACAACACTTATCTTTGCAATTTCAAGTTCATTCTCAATCATCATTTCCTTATCTTTCTTTAACCTATACAATTCATGTGTGAGCATTTGAAATTCATCTATCATATTTTCAATTCGTCTATAAATATCTCTTTCATTTGCATAGAGAACAAGGTATTTTGCTTGTAAATATTGTAAATCGTCCAAAGTTGCCTCATTTGTAAGTATATCTCTCAACAATTCATTGACAGTCTTCTTTTCAGTTGTCATTCTCAAAACCAATTTTTCGTAAATATCTTTTGGCAAATCTATTGTAATTCGTTTTGTCTGATAATTTCGGTTTCGTTTTGTGTCTTTCACAAATGCCATTTACTCAATCCACCCCGTCAAAACTATTTTTCCTTCACGCATCACTATCATTGAATTTTCTTTCATCTCTCTCAATATACTCATTGTTTTCTTGTAATCCCACCCAACCATCACACAATCTTTAATTAAATCGGACAATTTCATCATATTGTTATTTTCTTTCAACATCTTCACTATAATTCTGTGTTCCGAACCCAATACTATTTGACGTCTCCAAACAAATGATTTGTCCAAAATTCTCTTTAATTCTTTTTCTTCATCAATACTTATCACGATATTTCGCCCAAAGTCTGTTGTTGCCAATGTGTAGCCAAGTGCCAATCTGTCAAATAACAAAACTTCATAAGGATATGTGTTTTTCTTTTTGTAATATTCAATCATGCTTTCGTCAAATTCAATGGATTGTATTGTTTTTAATCTTTGTCTAAATTTGATTATTTCTTTTTGTATTTTGTCCATTTCTTTACCATTTGACTTAACATTTTTTGTTCTATAAATATGGTCAATTAATTCGTCAGCATCTTTCTTTGAAGGATAAAATGCCATAAAGAGAAATCTACGACCAAGACCAGATGATATATCAAAACGTGATGGTTGAATTGCTCCCCAAATTGTGCAGTATGTTGTATAACTAATCTTACCATTTGCAAGTGCTTTATTCACACGACCACTATCCAAAATTGAGAGTAATTGAGTGTCAAGACCATTGCTATTCGCACTTCCAATATGTGTTGTTATTGCTGTGAATTCATCTATTCCAATAATACCAGTTGCAAATTCTTCTACAATTCCTTTTGACCTTTCCCTCAAACCAACGACATTAGTGTAAGTTCCGACCAATCCTGCCTCCGTAATTTTTTGAACAAATACTTTATTAACTGGTAAAATTGGGTTGTCATTTCCTATGAATTGTTCAATGAAAAATGTCTTCATAAATCCAGCTGGTGCAACAAAAATCAAATGTAATCTTGAATTTGGTAATCTACCACCTTCATAATAAATTTTGTTTTCTTGATTTACAAGGTTGAATTCGTGCATTGCAAATGAACTGACGAAATATGGTGAATAAATTTTGTATTTATAGACACCTCTTCGTTCCAACTCGTCATTTATCGCTTCAAGCAACACCATTTTTCATATTCACCTCCTTATTTTTTGTTTTCTCGTCTTAATTATATTCTTCGCAGTTGTCTTACCAATTCCTTTAATTTTCATCAATTCACTTTCACTCATAGTCATTACATCTTCATAAGTGTATTTGCCCAAATCAACTGTCTGTGGTATATCTAATAGTTTCTTAAACAATAAATCTTTTCTCACAAATTTTCTTGATTTAGTTAAACCAACTTTACCTTCATCTGCCTTTTCCATCACTCTCAACATTGTATAGATGGCGTCATTCAAACTTTCAAACCACATTACAGCGACTTCTTCTCTGACAAATAAAGATGCAATATAACCATAAATTTGTTTTAATGGGACATTTAGATATTCATTTGGATGACCATTGATTAAAAGAACACAAAATTTATTTGTTTCCAACATTCTTGCAATTTGACTGTCCAATCTGTGTTTTTTAGTAATTGAAGAAGCCAAATCCATAAATGATTTCCTTTCGACAATACAACATTCACTTTCGTAATCACCACATTCGAGTTTCTTCACCACGACATTATCAAATATTTTTTGGTCTAATGCCACCTTTTCAACAAACATCTTAATGAATTTGTCTTCTCTACTATCAATATATAATGTCTTACGTTTCTCATTCACCATTGACATCACCATCACATTTTAATTCAACAAACATCAGTCTTTCTGGTAATAATTTCCAGCAAAACCATGATGAATTAAACCACACCCTGCCATCATCGTAGTTAATTCTCCTATCAAAAACTAAAACTTCAATCCCATATTTTCTAAATAATTTACCCCGCTCTACACCTTCTAATGTTGTAATGGGTAATAAAAGTGCAAACGGCTTCCCAAGTTCATAACATTTTTTCAAAAATTCTGTTTTTAATGAGTATGGTGGATTTGTAATTATAACATCAAAATCAAAATCAGGAATATCGGTAAGAAAATCAAAATTTCTTTTAACACTTGTTGAAATTACTTTATGACCTCTTTCTCTAAATAATTTTGTTATATTACTCTCACAATCATCTGTGCATTCCCATATCACATAATTTTTTGGTATAAATTTCATTAATGGTTTCACAGCATATTTTGGTGTATAATAATCGTCGTTTTTGTCCCTTTTCACATATTCAATCATTGCCTTTTTTACCAAACAAATCACCTCTATTCACTCTTTCCAACCAAATCAACGTATAGACAACCAAATCACGTGCATTGTCAATTTTATCTTCTAATTTAACACATCTTGCAACTCTATGAGCCTTCATTACAATTTGATGTTCAATTGTTTCCAAAGGAACTTCATAAACTGGTTCAACCAAATACTTTTTACCTCTACTATTTTTCAAATTTAACAAATCGTTAATTATATCTTCCATTTACCAAACACCTCCCAATAGGATACCAACCCATAATGAGAGAGCAAATGCCCACCAATACACTTTACCTTTCTCGTTCATATTTAAGTTCCTCCTCCATGTGCCTTTTTCCTTTTGGGCATCTCTTTCCATATGGGTTATAATTGCACCCAATCTTTTGTGCATCAAATCCACAAATTCTGCATTGTGGTGGTATAATTTCTAAAATACGTAATAATTCAATGTAGCTATCAACATATTCTTTAATCGACAACTTCAACCACCTCTTCATAATCACACAATTGACAATAAGGATATTTGGCATCTGTGCAATCTTTCTCAAATTTACCACTCCTTATTGATTTTTCCATTGAGCAAAGAACTTTGTAAAGTGATGAAATATTACGATTTGTTATTTCGACAATTTCAACCTTCTTTTTTCTTGGATTAATCAATACGCAATATTCAACGGATGAATTTTCATAGGTCAATTCCCACAAACATTTATAAAATGCAAATTCTGTTTTATTTATTTTTTTATGTCCTGTTTTATACTCAATAATTGCATAAGTGTTTTCGTTAATTTCATCAACCCTATCTATTGTTCCTTCCATTCCATAACCTTCATTTATTATGTGTAATTCCCTTGCTATTGGTCGAAATCTCTCCAACATATTATTCGCAGAAAGAAACTCATATCTTTGCCTTTCCATGTCCAAAAACCACAATAACATGTCTCTTTCTCTTTCATTCAAACTTTCATCATTGTCATAAATTTTAATCCAATCATCTGGTTTAAACCCCTCACAAATATCAAAAAATTTATCTGCATATTCATGGAACTTTTTTCCTTCATTTATTTTTAACAAATTTACTTGGAAATTTTCGTCTTCTTCTACACAATCAATAAATACTTTTTTGAAATATGTTGGACAAAATCTATAACCTTCAACCATAGATTTACGAATGCGAGTGCCACCAAGCAACTCACAAATTTCCTTACATTTTTTACCAACTTCTTCTATGCTCACTACCATTGAAATCACCTCTCACACAAAATCACCAAGTGTTTTTTGTCTGTTAATTATATTTTTGTAATTCAGACCAATACTTT